TTACGCTGGTTTCTTTTACCCTGTCTTTAAGAACCAGCGGCATCAGAGGCCCCTATTAAACAGCGTCGAGACTGAACGTGTAGGTTACATTCAACGTATCGCCAGATACCACAGTCCTGTCTCCGGGCGACTGAAAATCAGAAGCCGAGAACAAGATTCCTGCGGTGCCCGTTGCTACACTTGCCAAAAATGCACCAGCCACAACACCGCCAGCACCAGAAATGCTGAAAGATGCAGGGGATGCGCTGTTGTCAAGCACAGAGGGGTCTGCGGTCGTAGCTGTGCCAAATGTGGCGGTCTTGCGATTGCCGGTGTAGTTGGTGAACTCTGTCCAGCCAGCATGCGATGCCAACGTGTCGCCAGCGGCAATCGTGGTGCCCGATCCCGGCCCAGTAATCAGACCCAGATACCAAACAGTGGTCTGCGTGGCTGCATCCAAATAGGCTGCTACCATGTTTTGCAGACCTTGATTAACCACGAGGTTATGGGCTTCTTCTACCCATTTAACCTTACCGTCGGCCCCGACACACTCAACACGATAAACACCACCAGCCCGAGCTTTAGCAACAGGGCGAGTGCCAGCAATCATGCCAGCGGTTACGGTGTTGGTGGATTTTGCCAATTCTTTGGACATGATTACTCCTAGGTGATGCGGATGAGCGCGGTTTCAGGATGGAAGGGCGGAAACTGAATTGTAAAGTCTTGCGTCAGTGTCACTTGATCAAGGCCAAAATTCAACACCCCAATTGCTTTGTTGCCTTTGCTGGCATTGTAGATAAGTGCCCCTCGGACGGAGAAGCTTGTGGCGTACCAAGTCGGGTTACTAAAGCTTGCATATCCAGTGCCGTTCCCCGGCAACACAGCCGGGTTGGTTAAAACCTGCCCCGCCGGGGTATACCCTGGGCTGCTTACCTCATTTGTTGGCGTATAGATTAAGGTGTCTGGGCCCAGGTTGGCTGAAGAAGTGTATAAGGCAATCTTGATGGAATCATTGAGCAGGTCGTGAACGCCCAGCAAAACCTCGGCCTTGAAACTGGTGACAAGCCCCGCTGTGATCATCATTGCACCTTGACCTTTACTTGGCCATCCACGTAGGCGTCCCCGCGCTGCTTGCCATCGCCCAGGTTCTTCAACAACATCAACGCCTCTTTGTATTTGGTGTCGTAGAGGCCCATCATGTCCTGCTCTCCCTTCATGAAGGTGTAGGCTTCAACCAACGAGCCATAGAGCAAAACGGAATCGAAGTTGTCCCCAAGCCACGTTGTACCAGTAGGGTTGTTGGCAGTATCCGTCATTGAAACCGGATAGTAGAAATAATGCAACTCGACCAAATACGGTTGATCCGGGGTCGGGCCAAGAATGAACGACAACTCATTCGTGATGGCAGGACTGCCCCCTGCTGCAGTGGTCGGCCCAAAAATAGCATAGTACTTAGGCAACCCCGTCGATGTTGGGGACGGGTATACCTGCCGGATGTAGTTGACATCCACGTTTTTAAGGTAGTGGTAGTTGCCAGTGCCGTCAATCACTGCCAACGAGTACGTAGAGAGGTAGTCTCCAGGCGCAGACAAGTACTTGGCGTTTGGTCCAGTTGTCAACGACCCAGTGACGTTCTTTCGCAGGTAGGCCAACTGAACCGTGCTGTAGATGCGCTGCTCAGCCTGCTGAACAAACGTGGCCAAGTCCGTATCCGTGAACTGCTGGTTCTCGGTATACGATTTGATGGTGTTCTTTAGTTCTGTATAGTTCATGTGATGACCACCGTCACGGGTGACAGCACCCCGCCAGCAACAAGTTGTCTGGCAGGCTGCATTGGCTGCATGCCTATGCTCGCAATTGTTGTGTCAACTGTCAAGCCCACGTACACAGTAACTGCCATTCTGGCCTCTGGGCGAGGCTGATACAGGGCAATCGGCTCGTTGATTGTGCGTTTTGGCTCCAATTGCGGGTGTTTTGGCTCGTAGCACTCCCGGCAAACCTTGAAGCCCTTCCAGTCCTTGATCAGAGCGTTTAGCTTAAACCGCTGCCCGCACTGATCGCACAGGGCTATCGCATATTTGCCTGAGACGTATCCGGCGGGCATGGCTACCTCGCTTGATACATGGGCACCGCAAAGTACCCAGATCGCTCACGGTCTTCGGCTGCCGCGTGCGAAAACTCCTCGTCGTACATTGCCTTGAGCAACTGAACCCTGTCCGGAGCCTTCTTCACAGACAGGTAGTAAGCTGTTCCCGCCACCAAACAAGGCAAGAAACGGAAGGAAATGTCGGCGGTGTTTGTAAAGCCTCCGGCATCCTGAATACGCCTGATGGCGTAGTACCTAAAAATGTAGCTCTGAGTCGCATCAGGAGCCGGGTACAAGAACAACTTTGCAGGCGCCGTCCGCTGCACAAAGTATTGAGCCGGGCGGGACTGCGTCGATTTATTGGGGATATGTAGATACTCTGCATATCCAATCCGATCAATCGTAATGTCCTGCTGAGTGGACAGGCCCGCATTTGTCCGAATCACGGCAGATAGGGCGTCCACCGTGTCATCTGGAAGCGTGTACTCATACTGCCCGGTGACCAAGGCCACCTGACGTTGATCGATGGTCCACAGGTTCAACCCTCTATTGGCCCATTCGGAAAACATCAAGTTGATAGACCGCAGAGCGGTCTTCATGTCATAGCCGTCCCGGACCTCAAGACCACAGCGCTCGTAGGCTTCAACGATGATATCGTCAAAGTCCAGATTGAAGGTAGCGGTGCCTGAGGTGGCCATGATTTAGTAGATCGTGGCAGTACGGGCGCGAGCGGCGCCCACGCCGCGAACCTTGACGTTGTCGCCCGTCACGGTCTTCTTGACCGGCTGGCTCATGGCTTTTCCCTGAGGGCCTGCCGTGTCAGGGCCGCTGGCGGTAATTGCACCACCCTTGGCAAAGCCCTTTTTTGCGATGCCTTCGCCCCGCTTGGCCAAACCGCCTTTGGCGTATCCCTTGGTTCCACAGTTTTTCATTTCGCCACCACCTTTTCTAAATTTAAGCCCCTTGCTGGACTCACTAAAATCTTTTGCAACACTGGTCGGGATGCCGACCTTTTTCGCAAATGACGGGCTGTGTGCCGCAGCATCCATCAGCCTTTTCTGCTTTTTACTTACCGCTGGCATCTCGTTTCTCCATAATCAGCCGATCAAGCTTGGCATCCAACTGCTCCAGTCGAGTCAAAACACGATTAATGTCATTGTGAACTTCGGCTTTGGTAACGTACTCGCGTGCCATTTCCTCTCTGGTCCGATTGACCAGAATTTGAATCCTCTTTGTCTCGTCCGCCGACATTTTGATCCAAAAAAGAATCAAAGCCGAAATGAAGGAAAGAGCTACGTTCCACAGCGGCAAATCCATTACAGCATCCTGCCCTTTGTTTTGCCTCTGATGGCAATCCCATCGCCGCGCCTGGAGGCACTGCTTACGCTGCTACGGCGCTTGACCTCACCACCCTTTTTATAATCCCGTGGATTAAGAGTACCGGTGTCTTGGCCAATAAAATGTTTTAACTCAAGGGGGGTGTTAAACGCAACCCTTGAAGGGACCGATGCTCTTGCTGGACGCATAGAAGGATATGACTCTTCGAGAACTCCATCTCCCGCCTTAATAGGGATGCCGGAACTGTCCCGCACGCCCTTGATGTCATACGTAAGATCTTCCTGCTCCTCGGGGGTTACGGCGGGCTTACCTTGAGCATAGCGAAGGAGTTCCGTTTTTCGACGACCATCCTCTCGCAATTCGTCATAGGTCTTTTCCCTGCCCCCAGGTTTTGATGGACTAGGGCGCAATACTTCGTCTAGAGCGGCCTCTTTGGAACGCCTCGACGCATTTGCAGCCATCGTACCAATTGTTCCAAGCGCAGCTAGACCTGCAATAGCGCGGCCAACTTTTTTCTTAGCCATGGTGAAGTCCTCTTAGCAGTTCCAGGCCCGAAGGCTCTTATTGATGCGGCTGTCCGGGTCCTTCTTGGCCTTCTCGCCGGTCAATTTCTTCTTCATGCCCTCCATACGGGCGCAAAAAGAGTCGCGCCTGCTGCCGCCCTCTGGCTGAGGCGGCTTTAGGTTCATGCCCTGCTTTTTGGCAGAGGCCCGTCCCTTGGCGTTCAAGCCGCCATTGGGATTCTTGCCCTCTTTGCGCTGCCATGCTGGAGTCTTGGCCATGTCAGTACATCTTGCACTGTTTGTTGCGAGCTTGACCAACGCCACGCGGGGCCACAGAAGACGAAGGCTTCTGATAGTCCTTGCGAGGAGTCTGTTTGGGGCCCCCCTTGGCCATGTCCTGCTTGTTTGCACCGGGCTGCACTTCGCCTTGGTACTGATCAATTGCCATCTTTGCTGCGCGTCCCATGTTGGACTCCTTAGCCGTAGAAGAACGTCACCGAGGTCACGTTCGTGAGGGTGATGTAAGGATCTGCTTCAAACCGCACGCCATCATTTGGAATGAGGACGTACATGTTGCCCGTAGCAGAACTGACAGGGGTGTCAAACTTCAAGAGCTCTGTGCCCCCGGCTCCGCCGTCCTTAAACGAGATGGAGCCAGCAGAAACTCCCAGCAGCGCATACACCCCTTTGATGCGAGCACGGGGGGTACCAATACCGGACGCGCCGGTAGCGGTGACCGTCTTCGCTTTTACGTCATATTGAAACATGGGGATTCCCCCTTACGCAATGGTGACGCCGCGAGAACCAACAATAGCCCAGCCCGCCGAGGTATACACCAACATGACGCTGTCACCGACAGCGGTAAAAGTGATGGTGCTAAAACCAATTTTGGTAGTCGGGGTCAGGACTGCAGAACCGCCATCTACAGCGTGTGCGATCACTTTCATCTCGCCCAGAGTACCGTCTGCCAAAGTCAATGCTTGAGCGGCCCCTGTGGTGGTCAGGTTGGTGTATGCGTTTGTGATATCAACCGCGCCCGCTCCAGACAGGGACTGCGTTCCCAAAACAACATCTTTACCAAAAGATGCATTAACGGTGACCGCACCAGTAGTAGAGCTTTTAGTAACGCTTTGAAAACCGTTCTGAGAACGAACCGGGCCGTTAAAAGTGGTGTTTGCCATTTGATCCTCACATGCGAGTAATAGGGGCGCTCTGTCTGCATGTCGTCAGGCCGGGACCTGTCAGATACGCCGGAAACCCCGGGATGTGTGCAATATACAGGAAAAGAAAAGGGCCCACAAGGGGCCCTTTTCTCCGGTTTTTAGGCCCCAGGAGAGCCGTAAATACCACGCGGGTCAGACCAGCCGAACGAATAACGCTCGCGGGCCTTGTAGCGCACGTTGCCGGTATCGAAGTCGCCTTCGAAGGCAGTGCGGATGGGCGAACGATTGAACATCTTCAGACCGTTGGGCGCATCGGTAATCAGGAACCATGCGTTGGTGTCGGTCAGGAAGTGGTTGATCGCATAGCCTTCCGGGATCAGGCCCATAGACTTGATCGCATTGATGTCGTTGTCTGCGGTTGCAGTGCGCAGGGTAGACTTCATCAGTCGCTCAGCGGTGAACTGCAGTTCCTTAGGAACAATCATCTTGCGGGCGGTCAGGGCGACCTTCAGGCCACGCTCATCCGTGAACGCTGCGATGTCGATGATGCCCTGTTCAAGAGAAGTCTCGTTCAGGTCAGCAGCAACTGCCGGGCGGTTGGAAAAGTCAGGGCCCAGAGCGGTCGGGTGAGCAGTCGAGCACAGAGCAACGCCGTCACCACCGGCATACGCGCCGCCAGTGAAAGCATTGTTCAGCACAGAGGCTCCTTTAACCTGCTTGGTGTTGGCCATCGAACGAGCCAGCGCTTTGGTATAGCGAGCCGACAGACGGTCGTAGAGGTTGTCCTCCACGGCCTCTTCAGTCAGCGCGAATGCCATTGCAATGGTTTCGTGCGTGTAGCGAGCGGTAAACGACTCGATGGCGTTGTCATACGCGACACCGGCACCCTCGGTCTTCACCGGGGCGGAGCCGAAGCCAGTCAGCATGACCTCTTCTTCGAATGCACGGTCAGAGGTCTCAATCGAGAAAATCTCTTCGTGCTCGTTTTCGTACCGCTTGTACTCAATGCCGAACAGGGCGTTCAGGCCGGGCTCAAGCTCTTTGACGAGTTGTGAACGGGTAATTGCCATGATTAAGCTCCATCAGCAGCAACACCGACACTGCCGTACTGGTGTTGATTAAGTTTGACAACAACCACTGCGTTAGTCCCCAACTCATTGTCCGGGCTTTCGTAGAGGCCAACGATTTTGAAGGTCAGTGCAGCAGTCTTGGCAATCGATGCCGACGACAGCGAGCCAGCGGAAACACCAGAGGTGGTGCTGCCAGTGGTGGAAGCGGTCGGATCAGCGTTCTTGCCAATATTGGCTTGCGTGACCGCGCCATCAGCTTGGACGATGAACAACTGGCTCGGGTCGTCCAACACCTCACAGGCAATGATGCCGGTGGTGATGTTGATGCTGCCGGGATAGTAGTTCTTCCAAGTGGGCTTGTCGGCACGGGTCGGGTCGTTGTACTGGACACCGTTAAACACGCCCGTAGGGGCAGTGTGAGTGGCGGCGTTGTACTTGATGATGTAGCCGTCATAGACGACAACCAGATCGCCCTGGTAGATTGCGGTTCCGTAGTTATCCTCAATCTGATAGCCGTACTGCTTTTGAGCACCGGTAGCAGACAAGTTACCCACGGGTCGCAGACCAAAAGGCTTATTTACGTTTGCCATTTGTTAGCTCCTGCTAAATGTGTGAATTACCAACCTGTTTAGGGCTGGCGGAAGGTTGTGCGAGAACTCCGCTCTGGGGATTGGATTCTCATTGAAGAGTGAGCGTTTTCACGCATCATCTCGTTGTCCACTGCCGTCAACTGGTCCTGGGCCTTACGGCGGAAATACTCATTGCGCTCAGCGATGGTTTCCTTCGGAATCTTGGCAAGCAAGAGTCCACCAACAGAAATGGTTCCGGCGTGTTTGCCATCATCCATCGTCGGGAGAATATGGTGATATTCCTCCGGTACATCTTCCAGGCGCACAAGCTCATAACCTTCGCGCAGCTTGGAATAAACGTTCTGTTTGTCTTGGAAACCGTTGACCTCGGAGCGAATCCAACGGTACTCAAAGCCTTCAGGGGCAGGCGGCGTGTCAAGACGCGAGGGCGGGGACCAGGGTTTGCGGCGTTCAGCTTTGGCACGGGTGTCCGCGTTACGGCTGGCACGGTCAATTTTCATTTCGCTCATGGTCTTACTCCTTCACGTACTTGGCATATTCCTCAAGAGGAACGCCCAGTTTCTTCGCAATAGCAACCTGACTCGGCGAAAGCCGGACAGTACGGCGCACACTATTCACTCCCGAACCACGGGAAGCAGGGGCAACAGCCGGTGCGGAACGCTGTTGTCTGGTGGACTGGTTTGACGACTTATTATCGTCAGCGAAGCGTTTCGGGAACTGGTCCCTAATTCTTCGATCCAGTTCAGTGTAGTACTCATCTGAAGTGGGGTCAATACCCTCCTCTTCAATTAATTGCTGGTGGATCCCCCACGCGGCATATGTCATTGAGCGGTCCTGGCCAAACCACTCATTTTCTGCAGCCCATTCCTCAGCCCGAGGGTCCGGTTTGCGGGGCTGTACCTGCTGGGGTTGGGGCTGAGGCTGCGGCGCATATTGCTGCTGTACCTGCTGTTGATATGAGCCTGCCTGCTCCTGTAGCCAAGAAGCGACTTGTCGCTGCTCTTGGACCAGAGTAGCCAATCGCTCCTGGGCCTCGGTTTCAGTATCAATGTCGCCCTCTTCCCGGGCTTTTTTGATGATCTGCCTCAGCGCAGCCTGCTGGGTATCCAACCGAACCTTGGCCTCATTGAGGCGGCTGTAGTCCGTCTGCACCAGCTTTTGCTGCAGGTGTTGGGCTTGATTTTGAATGCCCTTGGCATACTCAATTGCTGCTTGTTCGCGGCGTTCGGCTTCGCGCATGCGAGCGGTCAGCTTTGCAATTCGCTTCTGGACGTTGTCCGCTACCGCGTCCAGTTCCTCCTTGTGAGAAGCTTGGGAGGAAGCAGGCGCTTCCTCCACAACAGGGGTTGAATTTGTCTCTGGTTCTACAGGCTCAAAGGTCACATTTGTGGCCTTTTCATCTGCCCCTAGATCAAACTCCAATTGGTTATCGCTCATTACAGTTGCCATTTGTTGCCTCACATGTGCAAAATATCTTCGGGGTCTTTGATCGTTGCCAAAATCTCGTCGTCGTTGAGGATGCGAATTTCGCCCCCATCAATCATCATCCGAGCCCCGGCATAGCGACCAAAGATAATCCAATCCCCCTCCTTGCACCAAGGGCCGTCAGGGAATTTGCCCGTGTCTTTGTATGCCAATGGCCCCACGGCCAAAACATACGCGCACGTAGTTGTGAGTTGCTGGCGTTCGATGGTCTGGTCCGCCAATTCGATTCCGCCTTTGGTTTTGCGAGCGCCCCGGTAGGGCAAAACCACAATCCGCCAGCCCGTAGGCCGGGGGAGCCGAACTTTCATCAATTCAGCTTGATCGATATGCTCAGTTTTCGCGGCTTCAGCCGCTGCTGCGGCTGCGGCTTCTTCGGCAGCTTTTGATGCCGCCTCTTCCGCCCATTTCATTTCAAGTGCAGTTGCTTCCATGGTCTTCCTTTAGTCAGGGTTTTTGTCGAGTAGCTCTTTGACAGCGTCCTCAACAAAGCGGTACCCCTCAAGGCGTCCCATCAGGAAACGATACTGCTCCATATCCTTGACAGAGCCATTTACGATCAACCGCTCCGTATTTTCACGGAGGCGCTTAACTGAAAACAGCACTTTCTCGGCAAACTCAAGCATGGATTACTCCTATGAAGCAGACACATAACCCGTGTCTGAGGGGTGATTTGATTATGCAACAAATCTAGGCAATCTTCACCTTGTTAAAGGCATCTTTTCGATAAACATATTTTATGTCTGGTTTTGTGTCAGTCTTTTTTCCCGGCTTGGGCTGGGGGAGTTGCGAGGGCTTGGGCATTTTGGAAGTTTTGTTGTGCGATTTGCGATGCATGCTGTGCTCCTTGTAGTTGCAGGTTTGCTTGATCCATGCCGCTCTTGGCTTGCAGGGACGCTTGGTCAATACCGGTTTTGGCTTCCAAAGCAGCAGCCTTAAGCTGCAGGTTTGCCTGATCGTCGGCAATATCTGCCTGGGTGCGCTGCTGATCCAAAGAAAGGCGCCCCTGGTCAATTTGAGTGCGGGCCTGATCGCGCTGGGCATTTTGCTGCAGTTCTTGTTTCTTTAGCGCCACCAGAGGGTCTTCTTGGTTACCGGCCAATTGCTCTTGCATGGCCTTCATTTCCTTGAAGTATTCGGCCACCTTGAGCGCAATCATTGCCTCGCGCTGCAACGCAGACACCAGCCCCTCCGGATCGGTTCCATACTGCTGGAAAAGCTCCGCTTCGGTGGCCTCTTCGGCCTTCAAACGAAGATGCTCAAAACAGTGTTTTTGCAGATTGACCGCGACATTGGGCATTGCTCCAACTATGGGCGACAGGCCAAACATCAGGTGTGTCATGATGTGGGCGTCATGCTGCTGGCCAGCAAACGCTTTAAGCGTGGCACCGTCAAGCGCTTGAGAGTTCTCGCTTGCGGGGTCCTTGGGCTTGTCGATGTTCTGCGTGTTCAAAATCTGGTCGATATCGCGCACGCCAATGGCCTCATACATGCGGCGGTAGGCCTCATACATGTTGTGCATCTGCGGGGCGCTCTGAGCCAGTTGTAGCTCGGTCTGCGCCATGGTGATGCGCTGGGCCACAGAGAAGATGTTGGGGTCAGAGACCGGCAGCACATCGATGCGGTCGTCAAAATCTTTTTTCTTGATCACGCGGCTCTCGCCGGGCACATCGTAGGGGTAGCGGTCCGGCAGGTACTCCGAAAAGCCCTTGGCCAGCAGTTTGAACTCGATCTTTTGGCTGTAGTGCAAGCGCTTGTGAATGCTGGACATGACTGCGCTGCCTTTTTCCAGCAGTGCAATTGTGGTGCCCACGGCGGCGTTCTGATTGCTGTCGCCCACCTGCATGTCGGTGATGCTGGCAAGGCGTTGCCCGGCCTGCACACAGAAGCCTAGGAGCGAGAACAAGGTCTGGCTAGGCTCTTTGTACGGCAGAGGCATCAAAGTGCTCTGCAGGTCCGCGCCGCCTGCGTCAATGTCCCGGAACTCCCCGGGCTGCAGCGGCATGTCGTCGTTCATGATCCGCGCACCCTTGGCTTTGAAGCCAGCGGGCAGGTTGACCAGGGTACCGGCATCGACCAACTGCTGCAGGGCGGAGGTAGCGGTCTTGGTCAGGCCTCCAATCAGGTGCAGGAAGCCCAGGCCATAGGCTCCCGGGCCCTGGACCAGCAGATAGTGGACGTAGTACTGGCAGCGCTCATGCTTCTCGTCGCCCTTCTTCCAGTTGCGGCGCACCCCCACGCACGACTGGGTCACTTCGTCGATGGTGACGATGTAGGGCAAGCGGATGCCGGTGGGCTCGCCGTCTTCGTCTTTGTGCTCAAAGCCAGGGAGGTCCAAATCAACTTGGAACTCCAGCAGGATGTTCTCTTCCTCGTCGCCGGTAGGCTGGATGCCAGTGACGCGGTCCACTTCCTTCTGGATCGTGCTCTGCGGAGCGCCAGAGGAGGTAGCCGCTTGGGCGGTATCTAAGTATTGCCTACGGACCACGGCCTTCTGGTAGTCGTTGACCGACATTGGGACGCGGTGGATGATGCGCTGGCATTCGCTCATGACCGACGAGCCCTTGTAGGGGATGTACAGGTCATCTGCGGTGATCAGCTTGCTGACCATCCGGCACTTGTCGTAGTCGTAGTAGACCTTCTTGAAGGCCGAGCCGCCGTAGCCGATCCAGAACAGCAACTGATCGAAGTCAGGGGTGTACTCCTCCATGACCGTGGTGATCTGGTAGTTCATGAAGTCGCGCACGCGGTCGGCCTGCATGAGCTTCTCACGGGTCTCTTTGCCCAGCACCTGAGTACGGACAGGGCCCTCGGCAGGCATGAGTTCCTTAAGGGCTTGCGCCTGGAATTGCACGATGGCCTCGGTCAGCATGGGGTGCTGCACGCCACACGCGCCTTTGAACGGTTTGGTGCGCTCTTCAAAGGTGAAGCCCAGCATCTTCAGGCCCTTGCCGTACTGCTCTTCCCACTCCTTGCGGGAGGACTTGTCGGCCTCGTACAGCGTCATCAGGTCAGACGCAAGGGTCTGCATTTCTGACGGGTCCATGACCTCGGCAAGGTTGCTGTCAAAGGGGACCTCTTCGTCCTCCTCTTCGCCGATGTTAACGACAACCTCGCCTGTCTCGTTGTCAAACTCGATTTCAACGTCAGGCAGGTCTTCTAGGTCCTCGACCTCAACAAGTTGTTCGCCCTGCGGCAGTTCGTCAACAGTGATGTTCTTTTCAATCGGCATTTTGGTTCCTTACAGATATGCGCGGTTGTCGTTGTAGGTGCGTTCGACCATGCCGCCTTTGGCACGGTTGACCGGAGGCTGTAAAACGGATCGAGTGGCTTTTTGAAAAATGTCGGAAATGTCATCCTCATTGCCAGAGAAGTACTTGCTTCCGCCATTCATGTTGATTGCTCTATTCAAAATCGCCTTAAACCCTTCCACATCGCTTCCAAACTTGTTTTTCAAACCAAGCCGGGCATCTTGGGATAAGCTAAAGAAGTCCAGTATGGCGTCTGGACGATTCCTGGGCACTTCAGTCAAGCCAATCCCGCTGAGGTTTTCAACAAACCTTAGATCGTACTGCGCATCAAGCGTCTTGACCCTATCCTGTATCTTCTTAAGGTTTTCCGCAGTCATGGGAGCATCTAAGTCTACTAAATTCTCTCTATTCCCCCATCCCTTAATTTCCGTAATGGACATCCTAGGCGGAGTACGCTTCAAATACTCCGCAAACTGCGGGGAAGTCTCCATCATCGAGGCAAGTTCTTTTTTATCTTGCGCAAACTTGTACAAGGGGTTGCTCGACATGAAAGCATTAAGCTCTTCGGGGGATAAAGACTTCAGAAACTTCTCTGCTGTGGGAGGGATGGAATCAATCGTCATCTGTGCCACGGGCCGGGACTTCCCATCTACCAGAATGGTTAGCCTGCTGTTACCCGAGCCATATGCATAGCAAAATTTATCATCCTTTGTACACCATCTGGCATCGCGACCTATGTCTTTGACAAGTTCTCGCATTTTTTCATCCGCCCCCAGGTCTGGAGTATTAATCCAAAGGCTGCCATCCCCTGCATCTATCTTTTCAACATTTGGATCTTTACGAATGGCCGAACTGGCTGCGCGTTGGCGAATGTTCTGTTGCCAATTTTCGAACTGGGCCACTTTTTCTGACGCTTGAACCGGGCTCATGCCGAGCAGGGCTTGGTCGGTGATCTTGTATGTATCAGGGATCTTCACAGGGGGTTCACCGTAGAAACGAACTTTGTCGTTTTGGCGCAGGAAAAGCATGCGGTCTCTCAGGTCCCCGGCCCTCGGGCCGGTTTCCAAAATCTCATCCAGTGAGTAAATCCGCATCTGCGGATTAGTGTTGGCAAACTGCATGATGCCGGAAGGAACTTTTCCGAGAGAGTATGGACTGCCTGCAAGATCGCCCAGTTCTCTGATGTTTAAGCTGGCATCGAGCGAGTCTTCCACTCTTTTACCGTATTCGGTCGTCGCAAACCCCTGCGGTGGCAGTCCCTCGTTTTTACGAACAAAGTTGAGTGTTTTTTGCCAGTTTTCGTCCAAAGGCTGATTGGGGATGTGCAATTTTTTGCCTGCATCGGCTGCTTTTACGAACGGATCGCCTTCTGTGCCCAAATCGCGGCGCAAATACGCCGCATATTTGGTGTTGAACCAGTTGTTAAGCGGCTGATCCTTGGTATTTGCAAGCAAATCGCTCACTGTTTGCTTAACATCATCCCAAACGGCCATTCCCGGTCCGCTGGCATCGGGGCGAAGCTGAAAATGGCCGCCTTTTGGCCGTACAGCAAAGGAAGGTTGGGCTCCGAGGGCCCTGAGCATCTCTGCACTGCGCCCGCCGCCCTCCAAAGTGCGTGTAACAGGGGCGTCCAGGGCTTTTTCTGCCCTCATTCCGAGGGCCGTGGCGCCTTTTTTCACTGCCCTGGCTATCGGAGCGACTACAGGAGCCACGGCAGGCACCAAACCAGCGGCATATCCGGCCTCTCCCGCCGTTGTGATGCCCTTGATGTCCGGATGCATGACCGAAAAACCCAATTCATCGGGCGCTTGGCCAAAAAATCCGCTTACAGCAGCGTAAGTCCGGGGGTCCGGAAGCGTATTTACGTCCCTCTGGGCTGCCAAATTGCGGGCAGCAGTGCCTTGGCGGGCAATATTGGGGTTAAAAGTGGCCGGACGGGATGCTGCGGCGATCTCTTCAGGGGTCAGGGCCCTCTCTCCGGTCTCTGGAGAGCCGTTTGAGCGATTGATTGGCGGCATGCCGCCATACTGCCCAATAGGCTCCATGTCCTTCGTTGGGTCTATCGGCGAATTTGCCCGCCTTGCATCTCTCAGAAGGTCCTCAAGTGGCGTTTTTCCTGAAAAATGCTTGTATACGTTGTAGCCTAAATTGGCGCCCATCCCCATCGGCCCCATGCCAAGCCCAAAAACCTTATCCAAGGCTTCCCGGGCCGTCCTTGCTGAGGAGTTCTTTGACTCCTCTTTTTTGGCTTCCCCGCCATCGGCGAAAAACTTGTTGATCGACAGGCCATAGCGTTCCGGATCGCTGACCACGGCCAACGCCGTTTGCCTATTGATTGCGCTGCGCTTCGCATCCGAAGCTATTTTGTCGTACTGCTCCTGAGTCACGGTGGGAGCAACTGGCTCCTTCATCGTAAAGTCTTCTGTCCTGGGCCCTGCGTTGTAAACATCCGCAGCGGCGCTGTATGCTTTTACCTCGTCGTTGTATCTGTCGTACTGGTTTTTGATGTCTTCCAACTGCTTGCGGGCGCTTAACGACACCCGAGCAGAAGGAACAAACGGCATCCCGCCCGATGCCATCTTCACCGGCTGCATGAACTTGGCCGGGTTCAGAGCGGTAAGCTCCATGTCAGCAAGCGCATTCTTGGGGGTGTAGTCTTCCAACTCCTTGTTGAACTCGGCCAGGGCCGTCTCATTGAGCCGGTCCTCCAGCTCGCTGTCCGGGGCCGGGCGATCACGGTCCTCGGAGCCCAAAAAAGACAGCGCCAAAGCAGCCTTGTATCCTGAGCCGAGGTCCTCGGCCCGTGCAACGGGAGCGGCGGCTACCGCTGCAGGCGCCGCAGGGGCTGTTGCCGTAGAGGTTGCCCCTGGAGCAGGGGATGCCGCTGCAGGACGCGATGCCGCAGGCGCCGCCCCACCCATCTGAGAAAACAACTGCCTGTACTGCGGATGTGTCAGGTGCAGCCCCGTGCGATCTTGTTTTGAAATGTTTGGAAAGCGATCCGCCAAAGGACCCGTAAACTGCGCCCCCGTGCTCTGGGCAACGCTTTGCAAGAACTCGTTTTGGCCCGTGGTCGGCGTTTTTTCGCTCCCGGGCCCCGCGCCAAACAAAACAGGTATCCCACCCTTAGACTTAATCAAATCCACCTGCTTTGTCACAAAATCACGCTGGGCAGGATTATTCGGCAACCCCGTGCCAAGATAAACCGTCACCCCTTCAAGACTGTTGTTGGCGGCGTAATCCTGCACCATTTTGAGCACAGCCTTCGGGCCCGCGCCACCTTTGTGCAATCCATCGAGTTTGTTGGCCTGAGCAAACCCAACCGCCAAGCTGTCCCCAATAGCAATTGTCCTGCCCCCAGCAGAAGCCGAAATTCCCAGCGGCGGCTCCATTACCGCAGGCTCCGTGACTGCCGTAGCACGGGGTGCGGCTTTTTGATCACGGCTCGCGGTCAAAGCTTCTGGAACTACCTTGCGCAAATATTTTTGCGTCTCCTCAGGCAGCTTATTAAAATCCGCCCCAGCAGCAATCCACTTGTCAGCATTGCCCGGCCCCCAGTTGTACGCCGCAGCAATGTACATCCGGTTGCCACCATACTTGGCATCAAACGCCCGAAGAATATCTCGACCTACCCGAGCAATCTCATCAGGGCTGTTGTCCTTGACAGGCGCTACACCAAAGCCCGGAGCTCGTTGTGTGGCAGGCATTACCTGCATTTCGCCCTGCGCCCCCTTGGGGGAAGTCAGGAGTTTTCCATCTTTGCCGTACCGCTGACCACGGGATTCAACTTGCTTGATCCGCTCAATAAACGTCAGGAAATCATCTTGGGCCATGGTCCGTGGTCCTCGGGCAAATAGATACGGCCATTGTATGACTGGCCCTAGTAATACTCAACCGGCTGCGTGTTGGGCTCGGGCTCCTCATTGTCGTCCGTGTCCAGGGCAATAAAGTTGCCCTGCCGGAAACGGTGCCACGCCATAACAGCAGTATCGACCTGATCGTCATTGTTCCCGTTTGGAAAGGCCGCGCATTCCTCAACAAGATCCTCGGCCCACTCCTTGCCTTCAGGATACCACACCATCCCCGATTCCAGCAGGGGAGCAACAGCGTTGGCGCGACTGATCTTATCTTGCCCGGTTTTGCGACCGCCAGGAGAGAACATCGTAACGGGGATCCCGAGCCTGCGCAACTCTTGCTGCAATGGAGTGCCAGTGGCCTTGGCCTCAATCAGCACATTGTCCGGGCGCCAGTATTGATACTCGTCCTTGGCCACGCGCTTGAGTTCCGGGAAATCCCAGCGGCCCTTGCGCACATTGAGCAGCATCAGGTTCGGGCCCGAGTCCGCATCAGGAGTAAATACGCCCCAGGTGCTGATAACAGAAAAGTCCGCCGTTTCTTTTTTACTGTAGGCGGTGTCCAAGCACTGCAAAATATATTCGCACTGAGGTGGTTCGTCGTACTGCCATTTCCTCCACCAGTTCCTCTTCAGAATCGCCCCCTCGTCGTTCGTCGGCTGTTGCTGCCACTGGGCGTTCCACTTTTTCAACCCAATAGAAACCTTGACCTTCTCCAGTTCGTCTAAGCTCCAGTACCCCGGCCATAATGGATTTCCGGAAGGCAAGATCGCAGGAAATTCCAGCACTTCCCACTGGTCGCTCTTGAGGTAGCCCTGCTGCTTCAAAAGCCTGCCCGATAAGTCGTCCGTCTTCCATCGTGTGTTGATAACAATAATTGCGCCACCGGGCTGTAACCGCTGCCGAGGGCCAGAGGTGTACCACTCCCACGTATTTTCCATCGCTGTCTCAGACAAAGCATCCTGCTCGTCCAAGATGTCGTCCAGCACAACAATATCGCCGCCGCGACCAGTCATCGCGCCGCCCTTACCAATGAAGAAGGCTTCCCCGCCTTGGGCCGTGTTCCACCGACCGGCAGCCTTGCTGTCCGCAGACAGTTGCATCTTCGGGAAAAGCTCTTTGTACTTCTCCTCGTCAACAAGGTTCCTAATCATCCGGCCAAAACGCTGCGCAAGTTCAGCAGTGTGCGAGCCCACGATCAGTTTTGAGGTGGGGCGCTTGCCCATCACATACGCAGGGAACAAGTAACTGCCCATCTGGCTCTTGCCGTGCCGAGGAGGCATCGCGATCATCAGGCGCTTGCACTCGCCTGACACAACACGGTCCAGGGCTTTGGCAATACGCCGATGGTGCTCACCAACCAACATCTCCGGCCAGACGTATCGACAAAAGTCGAGGAAGTTTCCAGTTGCACGCTCCTGGGCCTCCAGCCATTTCAGGCGTAACTCCAGGCGAAGCTGTTCTTCTTCGATTTCACTAGGTTTTGACATGTGCGCAAATATACCCCCGGTTTGCGTTTTTTGGAACAAGGGGGGTGTTTCATGGCCCGGGGGTCAAGTTTCAAGGAGGTTTTCCTTGGACAAAAATCGGGATAGGGGCGCTCGCTCCGCTTAACGGGCTGTTTATGGCCCTCCCCCTCTAAGGCTGACCCCTATGTCTCTGCCCCCGCGTCCGCCTTCGGCGGACGCGGCTGTCAAGCAGGGTAAACCCTGTTGACTTATGCGCGGGGGCGGGGCGCGGGATAGCAGGGCAGCGCCGCTGCCCTGCTGGGTTACTGGGCCTCGCGGCCCAGGTGCGTGATCAGGCGGCTGCCTTCTCTGCGGCTTTCTTGGCCTCGTACTTTTGGCGGCTCTTCTCTGCTGCTGCCTTGGCCTCAGCCCTGGTCACCAGTTCCACTTGACCGATGCTAACGGCTGCGCCGTTGACTGCATAGTGCTGGCTATCATCTTCACCGTAGCAGTACTCGTAGTCGATGCGGACCAGGGTAACCAGCAGACCTGCCAGAGTCTGGATGTCCTTCTGGGTCATGGCCTCAGGCAGAACGTACCGGTTGCCGTCGATGGTGATCATCTTGTTCATCTCTCTCTATCCTTTCTAGGGTTGACTGCAGCACCGTGCTGCAGTGTGAACATTATAGCACCGGTTTGCACCGGTGCGTCAACTATTTTTAACTGACTGTTACTTCGAATGTCAGGTCCTGGACTACGTCCTTAACCGTGTCACTTAGGTCTATGTCGTTCAGCGCCTCCTTAATTGCGTGGGAAAGATCGAGCCTGTACGTGGCCCAGTAGTCCAGGCGGTCATTCAGGTGGTCATCCGCCCATGCTTCAATCTCGGCCCGGGCGGCGTTGCCGATCTGGCTATCCATGTCGAGGTTGACCAGGGCGGCTTTAACGTGCGACTCAAATACTGGGCCAGTCAGGTGGATTTTGACCCGCTGGGCTACGGCCTCAACTAGTTGATCAAACAATGCGGCCAGGGTTTCGGCGCTCGAGGGGACTGCAGTTTCGATTGTCATGACTCTATCCTTTCTGTGGTTGACCGCAGCGGGCGCTGCGGTGCTGCAATTATAGTTCAGAATTCTAGGCGCGGTCAACAACCACGCCGCCCCTAGGGCCAATACTCAGCACCCAGTCGGGGTACTCTGCTACGTGCTCACGGTCCGGGGCCCGGTGCAGAGTGGCCTCGAGGCGCTGGCCAAAGCCCCACAATTCAGTGGCAACAATCTGGAACTCACGCACCGCAGCGGCACGGGTAAGAAACCCAGCGGCCTCTTCAAGGGTGTCGTCACCGATGCGGAGATAAAAACGGTCCTTCATAACTCTATCCTTTCTAGGTTGACTGCGGCCCCGTGCCGCAGTGAGAACATTATAACCGGGGCCGGGCCCCGGTTATCCAATTGTTTTTTTCAATCAAAAACCATAGCCCGATCAATTTCGGCCTGCAGGATTATTTCCCCGGCCTCCCAGCAGGAGGCATCCTCCCCTTTATCGTTGGTAAACGTGACCCCATCATAAATGGGCTTGTCCAGTTCCGCGTAAACGGCGGGCATCAGGGTCAGCACGGCGGCGGGCCGACTGGTCATCAGGGACAGGCGAAAAGCCCGGGCCCGGTCCTCTTCGGTGCTGCGGTCATGAATGACCGCCAGAGCCAATTGCGAAATATGCATGATCAAGCCCCCCTGATCCACTCAAGCCCAAACACGCTGGGGAAATATTCCCGGGCAAACCGGGAGCCGTCCGGGGCTTCCACCACATACACGCGGCCAGTACTGGCCGGTTTATGGGGCGGGGCTCCGCCCTCTACAGTGGCCGGTTCCCCTCGGCCACTGGTAACAGCATCACCCCGGCAAACCGGGGCCTTCGTGTCGGACCGGACTAGGGTCCAGCCATCGCGTGCTACGTGTTGCATCTCTATCCTCTCTAGGTTAGCCGGGGCCCTTGTGCCCCGGCTTGGGTTACCCGGGGCCCTTGTGCCCCGGTCCGTCAATTATAGTTCAAATTCGGGCCCTGCTATTAGGGGAAACCCGGCCTTCGGCCGGGTTTCCCGGGGCACCGGCCCCGGGCCGAGCACCCCGGGCCACGTTTTAGGCGCCGAGCGGCAGGGACCGGGGGCCCGGTTTCCCCCTGCAAAGCTAACCGGGCATTTTTGCGGAAAATGGAAAACTGCCCAGTGAGACCCGGGGATAAGCCCGGGTTTTTGGAATAGTTAAGCGCTAAGCAGTTCCATTGCCCGGTTTTTGATAGCCGAACCAGTTCCAAACCATGCGGACTCAATGCGGGTGCTGTTGCTGCGGCCTCGCTCGTGGTCTATCAATTCCGTGACTGCGTTAAGCATGCCCCAGCGCGTGCCCATAACCCCGGATATCTCCGAACCGATAGCGGCGCCCTTAAATAGGTCCATGATGCGGCGGTATGCTTTGCTCTCGCTAATCTCGATGCGGCCTGTATGGTAAGGCTCGAGCAGTGCCTGCACAAATTCGTCGGCGGCTTCGGCGCTCATGGCCTGCCCGGCCAGTGCCCGGCTTTCAAGTAAAAAGCGCTCCCAGCTATCCGCGACAATGCCCAGTTCCATCCGGACTTTGTCAGCATCGAAGCGCTCACTGTGCAGAACCCGGACATCGCCATTCCCATCACCAAGGGCCCGGATCACAGTGTTATTGCACACTGCCCGAACGGCGGTGAATTTCGCAGTAGTGGCCATGGTCCCATCATAGGAAGTGGCCAGCAAGAGAAAGGGCCGCACGCGGTCCCCGTCGATTACATCGGCGCCTTGATTGACCCGGGCCAGCGCCCAAATGCGGCGCCCATGGCTAAGCGCTCCGGCGGTCTCGATCTCAAAACCGCCGATCTCCGAAAGCTTGCCAAAAAAGCCCATAACCTCGGCGGGTTGAACCGTACGGTAACCGTCAGAGACAACGGACAAGGCGCCGCCGGTGTCGCTGCGGTGCAATACTTTGCGGCCTTTGAAAACCTCCGGCTCGCTGGCGGCTTCGGTCCTATACAAAACCGGGCTTTCGAGCACGGTATAGGCCAAGCCTGCCTGCCGGGTCCATTCGTCAATTGAAGCGCCCGGGGTCAGTTCCTGCCCAAGGCCATGCCAGGGTTTTTGCCCTACGTAAGCTATCGCTGCGGTGCCGGTGGTGGTGTCGATCATATGTGCCATTTCTCTATCCTCTCTGGTTTGCCCGATGCGGGATTGCTGCGGGACTGGGTGAATTGTAGGCCTAAATTCAGGCCGGTCTAATTGTTTTTTTCTATCGCGTTTTTACTTCCAATTGCCAAGCTTATCGATTAGATACCATGCCACTATAAACAGCAGCAGAACCATGAACATCAGCTGGCCCTCCCGATATCGCCTGCCACATGATGGCGCAGCATAGAACCGGGCGGAAGAGACCGAGCAAAGCGGCGCAAAGCTTGCCCATCATTGGCGGCGCCATCGGTGCGGGTTTTGTGCCACTGTATAGCGGTCGGGCCCGATGCCGCATAGCAGCCGCCACCGTCCGCCGTGCCGACTTTTTTAGCCCCTGAACCATGGGCAACAAAAACGATCACTTCCTGCCGGTTCGGTCGGGCGCAAAGGGGAGACCCATTGCCACACTGGGCACATGTAAACGAATCGGACAACTCAGCGGGGCACCGGTAGAACTTGACACCATCGGACACCATCGGCCATTGTTCGGCGGTATCTTTTGCAGCAGCCAACACGGTCGGGCGCCCCGACTTAGCCGAAGCGACAGCATCCGCCACCGTATCGCATGACGCATTAATCACGGTCTGGCCCGGCTTGGCCAATGGGATAACCCGGTGGTGGAAATGGGAATAAGTCCAAGCGATGCCCCGGGGCGGCACCGATTCAAGCATGGCCTGCAAATAATCCGGGTCTACAGTATCGGCGCCGGTTTCACTTTTGGGGTGCAGCTTGCACGTTTTCGGGCATGTGCCATAGGTCTCATGTTCCCCACTGCGATACGTAACAGCAATTGGGCCGGTTTTCCGGTTCGAAGATACAGCAACAGTCTTGAGCATTTTCTCTATCCTTTCTTGGTGGTTTCCGTTGAATCGGAGCAACTATTATGGCCCGATGTCGCATCCGGTCCAATTGTATTTTCCTATTGCCCTTGACCTTCCGATAGCTCTGACATCAGTTCCGCCCAAGGCATGCCCCGGCTTGGCCAATCGCGCAAGGGCGGCAGCCTAAGCCCTTCAGTGGCCAAAGCAACAGCATCGCGCCCATGGTACAAATAAACCCGGGCTGGGCGCAGCAGCGTGCCCTTGTAATGCACGAGCACAAAGCAAGGGCGTCCCTTCAAGGCGTGCCGGGTCAAAAAGGCGACCTGATGAGGGCGAAGCGAAACCTTTAGGCCCCGCTCGACCACCTTCAATTCAAGGGCAACAAAGCGGGGGCCGACTCCGACCAAGCAATCAGCAATGCCGAGGTTTACCCGGTTTTCGATTCGCTCGATGTCGGCGCCCAGGGGCTGCAAGCCCTCACGAACGCGGGAGGCAAAGGCGGCTTCAGGTGTTGCCATCGTCGGGTCCCAAATCATTGTCGCGTTCGAAGATATCCGGGGGAGGTTCTGCCACCGGAGAGACAAAAGCCGGGTCCCTATCGCGTTCGACACTTTCAATCACTGCCCCTGTACTGGCGTCGATTAAGGCGGTAGGCGGTGGGCCCCCGTAAAGCTTACGCAGTTCGTCAAGCTTTCGCTGGACCTCTTCCTTCGACATGGAGTCAATTGTCCCGTGCCTGATTTCCTTACGATCAACGTAGATTGTGCCCAAGGCCTGCCCCCTGCGATACTCTGCCTGCACGGCGGCAGCATATGCCCCAGCCTCCAAGGCCTTGTCTCGGATTAGCTGCAGGTCCCGCATGTGCCGCTCGTAACTGGTGTTGTACTTCGAATTGAGTTGAGCGCGGTACTCCTGAATCGCGGCGACCACATGAGGGTTGATCTCAGGGTTCGTAAGCTTCCAGGCCATCACAGAGGCGGACGTTTCCTTGTACCCGGCACGGATAGCGGCTTCCTTCAGGGTCACGCGGCCATCGCCAGCAACAAGCTCAGTCACGAACTTCCATTCCTTGGCCTTGAGGGTCTTTTGCTTGCGCAGCGGGGCTACTTCTCTCGACATGCGTGTCCGGGCCTTGTCCGGGGTCACCGGGGGCACATTCCAGACATCTTTTTTGGTCATCAGTCCTTCCTCCACAGGCGCCAGCCGTTCTCGACCTTGCGCAGCACGAACGACCAATCGGGGCGATGCACCTTCACGAAACGAATCGAGGCCACCCGGGCAGAGTCTGCCTGTGCCTTGGACGTAAGCAAGATGCTGTCCCCAGGCTCCATGTCCAAGAACGGGTACTTCGTTCGCGTCGAGGGCATAACAATTCCCTGCTCAATCTGTAACACGGCTATCTCCTCAAAAACTGGTGCAAAGTGTAAATAGAGTCTGCCTATCTGTCAAGGGCATCAGATAGCCGGGCGAAACCAAGGTTCTATATAGACTTTTTCAGGGCATAGTCGATTTTCTTTTTTATGGAAGGATCACACGGAGCCCCCCTGAAAATTTCGCTTATTTTTTGAGCAGTAATGTCCCGTAATGCCCTAGAAGCCGCATAAACATTGAGTTCTTACGGCATTACGTCTATTACGCCCAATCTCACAAAAAAAATTTCAAAAACACACTCGTCCTAAAAAACTCTATAGGCCCCTCAAAAAAAGCATAAGACCCCGGTCCTTGGTCCGTGATCCGTTATAAGCCCACCTCAAACCTAGGGAAACTCCCAATACTTTTATTCACGTTTCCTAACCTATGTACGATGATGTAGGCTAGACTACGCGACCTAATCAACAGATATCCACAGAAAGGATAGAAACCATGGACGACACTGAGAGTAAATCCCACCCCGTTCCTGACCCAATCTTGCAAGATGCCAAGTTTGTCATGGAATTCCTATCTGAACACTTTGCTACTCCTCCTGAGGCCCTGTTCGCGACCATCATCGCAGTTGCGGTCTTGGCCAAAGGCGCACGCATGCCGGTTCAGGTTTTGTTGGACGGCGTTAAGGCGGCGTACGAGGACCTTGACCCGTTGGCCTTGGACATTGGTGCGGAGGTCAAGCATGGACATCACTGAGTTCAAGCGGCGGGTCTCTACCCCCCGTCCTGCCCCGTACAACACGGGAAAAGTGGAGATTGGTGTTGCCTACGTGCCTCGGCAGCGGTGGGAGCCGAGCCGTGATGCGTATGACATTCAGACGGCGTTGCTCAACAAGCAGCCGCGTCTGACCCTTGGTCAGTGGTTTTGGAGGAAGTTGTCATGACTGTTCCGTATCATCCGGAGTACATCAGCATGGAGTACGAGGTAGACGAGCTAGGGGTGCCCCTGACTTGCTACTTTGACTACGAGCCATCCAGCCGTGGGGCGCGGGAATATGGCACTGGCCTCCAGTTGGAGCCTGACTACCCTGCTACGTACACCTTGGCCCATGCGTACACGCCCGAGGGCCTTGATCTGTCGCCTGTGATGCGGCTTGACATGATTGAGGCAATCGAAGAACATGCCCGTAATATTTTTGAAGGAGATTGAAATGAAACCATATACCGCCGATCCGATAGCCGAAGACGTTCCTGTGCTCAAGATCACCATGGAGCAGCGTGGCTGTTTGGTGGAGGTCTGTGTTCCGGAGGCCGCGTTGCCTTCTGCGTTGGAAATGAAGGAATACATGGAGAACACAGGGGCTCACATGTATGCCCGGCTGTACCACATGATGCAGCAGATGGATAGGGCCGAGGGCCGTGATGGATGAGGACCTCAGGTTGGTCTTTGACGCGTGGCGCAGGCTTGTTGTTGAGAACTACGAGCTTCGGTGTTTATTGATTGAGAAGGATGCACAAGATGATCAAGGTAGAGAGCGACCGGCCACTGCCGGGCAAGTACCCATTCGACCAGATGAAGGTAGGCGACAGTTTCGTGATTCCTGATGGCATGAACCGCAGTACGGTGACGGTAGCTGCGTGGAGGTATGGCAAGAAGAGGGGGATGAAGTTTTCGGTCAAGCGCCTGCCTGATTGGAAGGGCTATGCCTGCTGGAGGGTCTCATGACTTTTGAACAATGGTGGGAGACGCTGTCCTACAAGGAGCGGTCTTTAATTGGTGTCAACAATGCCAAGTTTGTTTGGAATCAGGCCCGTGATGCGTGTGCCTTGTTCCTTGAGCAAAACGCCATGGCGTGTGAAAACCCAATCTATCGCAGTTTGTTGCAGGCCAATGCAAGGGGTATTCGTGAGGGCAGGCAAGGGGAGGATGAAGATGACTGACCGCGAATTGATGCAGCAGGCGATGGAGGCGCTACAAGCCGTCAAAAGCACACCAGCAACCAAGGATGAGATTCAGCGAGCATGGATCGTGTCTGATCTGCTGAAAAAAAGGCTGGCGCAGCCAGACGTGCCGATGATTCGTGATGATTTTCCACGGGAGGGACTTGTCGATGACTGACAGAGAACTGATGCAGCAGGCGCTGGATGCGCTGGAGTTTTTGTATGGCTGGACACCGGACACTGACCCGGTTGTGGACGCAGCCATCACCACCCTGCGCGAGAGGCTGGCGCAGCCAGAGCAGGAGCCGGTGGCGCACACATTGAATTGCGTATGTGGCGCTGTGTGGGATGTCAGCCCTGATGGAGTTGAAGAAATGGTTCACGCGCCAAACCCACCACAGCGCAAGCCGCTGACGGATGAGGAGATTGAACGGGCTTGTGTGCCGCTTGGTACGGCGATGCTGTCCTTCACAGAAGTGGCCCGAGCCATCGAAGCTGCACACGGCATTAAGGGGGAAGCATGACTTGGAAACTGGAAGGCTTTGTCTCAGAAGCCGGTAATCTGGTGCAGCATATCGTGCCGGTAAATGACCTATACGAGCATGAGTTGATGCCAACCTGCTGGTGTAAACCAACGATTGACGATGCGGATTTCACCGCCATCCACAACAGCGCAGACCAGCGTGAGAAATTTGAACGCGGAGAGAGGAAACCATCATGACCACACACCTGACAAAAATCTGGTGGGATTTAAACAAGCACAAGCTGGTCGAGCAGGCAATACCAGAGGCCGAGATTTACAAGTGCGGTCTGATGGGCGAGGAAGAAGTTTTTGCTATGGAAGTTCGTCTTGGTGCCAATGAAGTTTTGCGCGTCACAAAAGACGGTCAATTTATTTGGCATGAGGATGCTGACCGCATGATAGAAGAAGGCGACTTCAGTTTTAGCCCAGCGATGCCGCATATCTTGAGGGCTTTGCGTAAACAACGCCAATGGCAACGGCTGACGGATGAGGAGATTGATGCGGTTTGGGTCGACTACCAATTGGACGGCATTGATGTAGCCCGAGCCATCGAAGCCAAACTCAAGGAGAAGAACACATGACCAGAGAAGACATCATCGCAATGGCGCGGGAGGCTGGAATTAGGAATGATTGCGACGGGATTTGGTGCGATGCAGATCAGTTAAAGCGCTTCGCCGCCCTTGTCGCCGCTGCCGAGCGTGAGGCATGCTGCGACCTACTTGAAGGCATGCATGTAGCTGGTACAGGATCCCACAACTACTATCTACATGCGGCCACAGAACTGCGAAGATTGAGAAATGCAAGGAGCACTACATGATCGACTTTATTTCATCGGACCCATCGGCGGACCCACAGACAGTGGCGTGCGCACACTTATTGGCTGCAGTAATTGCCCAGGCCATTGAAGATGCAGCAGGTGTCGGGCAAGTGACTTCGGCAGAAACCCTGTCAGCAGTTGATTGGCTGTTTAGCAAGACCTCTACGTTTGAAGATTACGCCCGCCTGATTGGCGCAGACGCAGGACAGATTCGTACCGCCCTGTTGGAGCCTGCAAGCAAAGTAGAGCCTAAGAACAGCCGGTTTGACGCAAGCAGACGCAGGAAGCTACGGGTGGCCTACGTCAGTTGGCTCACGCGGCGTGCAGCAGAGGAAGAGGCCCTGAAGAAAATGAAGGAAAAAGCCACATGACAAAGGATCAAATCATAGAGGCACTAAAACTTGCGCAGGATGCGCTGCACATGGCGACCTTGCCATTTCCCATCGATGAAGCCAAGACTTTGCGAGCGCTGCATGCGGTAGACAAGGTGCTTGATCAGATTGCGCCAGATGGAATGCTCTTCGACGACTGGGGAGGCTGGAAATGACGCAAGACATCCACTCATGCAGTTTCTATTGCCAGCGCCCCGCTTGTGTATCTAGACAGCGAGACCAGCTATGGGAAATGGTTCAGAAGCTATACAGCGCGGTCAATGAAGCTGAGCCGGGCAACCGTTGGACGTTTGACCAAGCAATGGGCTATGCAGTGGACAAGGTCAAATCACCCTGCCCGCCGTGCAATCAGGACTGCAACCAAGGCCGTGCTTGCCCCAGGAGGGCTCCATGAACAAATGGAAGACCTGGAACGTGAACCATTGGGTGCTGGAAACGCCCAAAGGCGAAGTGGTGGATGAGATTGTGCGAGACGACAACGACCTCTTTGTTCTAAAGAGCAATAAGGCGAAGTACACCTCACTCAAAGCAGCCCAGAATGCAGGCAAAGAAAATAGAAGTGCAACTCAAAGCCCCGGGCCTTGACACACGGTTAGTTAAGCGTACACTATGCGTACGCGAGAAAGAAGAACTGAAATGAGAAAGCGCAGCAAATACCGCCCTAAGGGAGTCCTTCCTGACCCCTTGGCATATGTCATCAGCGGCATGAAGCGCGTTGGATCAATCAGTGCAGGCACGGACTTGAAGATCAAGAACCACCTTGCATTGGAAATTGTTCGAAGCGGCAATGCAACCAGGGATGACATTGACATCCTGATTGCCGCCTTGAACATCACGGAAGCCCTGGCCATGATGAAGATCGGCCAGGACTGGGAGGTTGAGATTCGGGCCTCGCAAGACGCCCTCTTTGCTTTGGGAAGCAGAGGGGCGGAGACTGGCAAGTTTATTTTGCGAGGACCCGAACTCAGCGCTCTGAACCTGGGCATGGAGATTCATGATGCCCAGTTGGAAGCCTGTACTGTATCAGAGCTTGAGAAGGCTATGGACTTGGTGCAGGCTGTGATACGCCAGAAGAAGGCAAGACCCATCGTTAGAAAGGAGAGAAATGAAAGAGCAACCGAAGAAAAGACTGACTCAGGAGGAGCTTGAGAAGTGGTGGCCGTTTGACCGCCTTGACCCCAAGCTATTCCCGAAACAGAAGAAGCAAGACCCACAACCAATCGAACCTTATGAGGAAGCACTGCTATGAGACCCCTGTCACCAACATCTAAAAAAGTCGTCACCTTGTTCAAAAAGTGGCCTGCCTCCAACGTCAAGGATGTGGCCATAAAGTACAAAATGGCGCCTGCCTACGTCTACAAGCTACGGGCCAGGGCCCGTGATGAGTCAGTCGCGGAAGCTGAAGAATTTCCCCCAACAATCACGCTGCCAGCAAAGACCGAGAACACCATCTCTGTTGGCGAGGTCCTCGATCAGCGGGCCGTGGACTATGGCCAGTTCAAGCACGGCGCCGAACTCATGCAGGGCATGAAGCGGCTCATGGCGGACCATGCGCAGCGCCATGGCAAGACCTTCGCTGACGACCAGTGGGAAGCGCTTGAGATGATCATCCACAAGGTGGGCCGAATCGTCAACGGCAACCCAGACAAGGTTGATCATTGGGTTGACATCGCAGGCTATGCCAAACTGATCGCAATGCGGTTGGAAGGCCGCGCTGTATGACCGAACTGGTGCCCATGAAGGTTGCGGCAGCAGATGCGCAGCGTATGCTCATGGCATACCTGCGCACTGTCAACTACATCCCGCAGCGCACCAGCGAAATCTCCAAGGCACTGAACATTCACTCGTCCTGCATCCGCAGGGCGGGTTTGTTTCTGGCCAGTCGGGGAAGACTGCGGGCTGATTTGGTGCCCGGAAGGGGAAAGGGGGAATACCTCTTTACCCTGGAGCAACTGGACTTGTTTGACGACTACAAAGAGCCGCCTCCACGCTTAACGCTTGAAGGCATCCTCACTTCCATGGCCGAAGTCAAAACTAAGCTCTTGATGCTCGTCCTGCGGCGCAAGGTATGACTACTTTGCTTCTCCCCAGCTTGGTCCGATCTCCACATCGCACCGGCTGGGGACTTCTAGGCGCACCGCCTCAGCCATAATCCTGGCCCCCTCGACGGCCTCGTCCCGGCTTTTGACCGACAGGGCCAACTCATCATGCACTTGCAGTATCGGCTGTAGCCCAGCCTTGGACAGAGCCACCATGGCCGCTTTGGTCTGGTCTGCGGCGGAGCCCTGAATCAATCGGTTCAGGCCCTTGTACGTGCCCGCACGTTTGATCCGTTGGCCGTAAGCAATGACGGCTTGCTCACGCGGCAGCGCCTTGTTCACGCCCCACTCCATCGGCTCCCACAGCGGGAACCGGCACTTACGGCCTAGGAGCGTTCGAATCGACCCGCCTGATGCCGGGTGCTCAATACGCTTCATGACGGCATTGACCGTGCCCTTGAGAAACGGAACATTCTTGTGGAACCGCTCGATCAACTCGCTGGCCTCGTCCAGGGACAAATCCAGGCTCGCTGCAAGCTTGTTTTTGCCCATCCCATACATGAGCCCCAGGCCAATCGTTTTGGCCGCTTTGCGCTTGATCTGGGCCATGTCCGCGACCATCTGATGGAAGTCGGTGGTAGGGTCTGCTTGATAGGCCGATACCAAACTGTCGGCCCCGGGCAGGGACAGCAGGTTGGCGTAGTGGACCAACAGGCGCGGCTCCTGGGAGGAGAAGTCGTTCGACGCCCACTGCTCGCCTTCCTCGGGCAGGAACAGGCTCCTGACCATCGGACCGATCACCTCATGCCGAGCGGGCACCTGCTGCAAGTTGGGGTTGGCCATGGACAGCCGCCCGGTGACCGTGCCGCCATCGTCGGAGCGCATCTGGTTGACATGCGGGTGGATTCGGCCCGTCTTGGCGCTGAAGTCCATGTACGGCTGCAGGAACGTGCTGTGCGTCTTGTTGACCTCCCGGGCCTCGACGATCATCTTGGCCAGCGGATGCTCGCAAGAGTCAAGGAAACCTTTGGTAAAGCTTGGCAGGCCGTTTTCGGTCTTGCTGTAGGACAAGCCCATCTTGTCAAAAGCCACGGCAATCGACTGTGCAGCCCAGATGTCCACGCCCTTGCCGCAAATGCGCTTTAACTCAGCCAGGAGTTCCTGCTCCCTTTTGCGCATGTTGTCAATCAACTCTGCGCATTTTTTCCGGTCAAAACGGATGCCGCGCCGGGTCATCTCCATCAGCACAGGGAAGGTGTTGGTCTCAAGTTGGAAGATCGACTCGACCTCCTCCTGCCGCATCTTGATCTTGAACTGCTGCCACAGCTTAAGGGTCAGCGCCGCATCTTGCTCGGCGTAGTCCCCGACATACATCGCCGGAAGCTTCCAGAGTTCCTTCTTAGGATGGACACCGAAATCGGCTGCGGCCTGCTTGAGGCCCTGTTCACTCTTGATCTCTTGGAGGTAGTCAAAGCCCAGGGCGTTGAGGCTGTAGGAGAAGCGGTTCTCGTCAAGAAGCGGGGCGGCAAGCATGGTGTCAAGGATGCGGCCATTGATGGTGAATCCACTTGCACCCAACCACCCGGCGTCATAGGCTGCGTTGTGCATGATCTTGTCTGCTGGGGTGGCGAGGACATCCCGTATCCAACGCTCCACAAGCCGCTTATCCAAGTTACCGCCACCGCCGTGAGCAACAGGGAAATACCCAGACCAACCATCGACTGCGATAGCGTAACCAACAATATACCCATCGCCGCGAGGCCAACCTGGGCCAAAAGACTCCATGTTCGGGTCACATGTTTCGAGGTCAATTGCAATCTCCCTTGCTGTGGATAAGTTGGGGAAAGACTGTGGAGGAACCCACTCGGTGGGCGTGGGGAACATCGGGATAGTTCTCACAGGATAAATCCCTTTTCTCGTTGCTTTGGCAAAATCAAGTGCAAAGCCTTCTTGGCTCGGGTGATGCCTACGTAGAACAGGCGGTGAATGCTGTCGCCGTTGGTGGCGTACTCGTTGGCAAACTTGGGCGAGAGGTCCATGAACAGCATGACATTGTCCGCCTCCCCGCCCTTGGCGCCGTGGATCGTGGACAACTTAATGCGGCTGGCGTTCGAAAGCTTCTGCTTCCTGCGCAGCACCGCAATCAGGTAGTCCCGCTTATCTCCAGCAATCCGGGACAGGGCCTCATGCCAAATGGCCTCGGTCCGTAGGCCGTGGTCCTTGGTCAGTTTCTCAAGGCTGTACCAAGCCGTTGGGTCCCCGCCCTTAAAGGTCCGGTGGCCCCGGGCAACGAAGTCCCCGCCCAGGTACTTGTAGATGTCCATCACATGGGCGCCAATGACTTCTTCGCCGCGCCGCAGGGCCTCCCAGTGGACGACCGCCTCAATCATCTTTTGGGGCAGGCTAGGTACGCCACCACGCTCAAACAGCACTCCGTTGGACTTGAGCCATTCATGGATGGGATTGAGCATGTAGTTGGCGGCAGCAAGGATGAGCCAGGGGTCTTCGCTCATCGGCACATCTTCAAAGCGGTAGTAGGTCTTGACCTCTCCTTCAAAGTCCCGGGCCTTCCACTTCTTGGGCTGGCGCTCCCTGATGCGGTGAACAATCCTGTCGGCCAGCGCATGGACCCCGCTAGGGACGCGATAGGACTGCTCCAGCACCGTGACCTGCCCTTCAAAAGACAGAAAGCTCTTGACATCGGCACCAGCCCAGGTAAATACTGCCTGATCGTCGTCTCCGGCGAGGAAGGTCCTTTTCGACTTCGAAACCAAAGCCTCGACAATTTGCCACTGCAATCGGCTCAAGTCCTGCGCCTCGTCGATGATCAGCACCTCCAAGGAGGGCAGGCATGATGGGTCTGACACCACCATCTCCAACAGGTCAGTAAAGTCCAGAAGGTCCTTGGATCGTTTGTAGTGGCGGTAGGACCGCTCTACGAACTCAAAGTGGTACCACTCGATGTCCAGGCCGCTTTGGTTGTAATGCTGGCGCAGATCGGAGCCCCGAATCCTGGCAAGGTTGATCTCGTTGAGGATAGGGTTGTCGGGCTTGGCCAGATTGACATCGTCCTCGGAGCCCACACTGATTTCGATGCCTACCTGAGCCGCGAACTCTTGGTAGTGCTCCGGGCGCATGATCATGTCGGCATTGATGGCCAGACACCGAAAGGCCAAGGAGTGCAGTGTTCGGAAGTAGGGGAAGTCGGTCTTGGGGTTGAGGAACGGAAACTTGGCCACAGCGCGGTCCCGCGCTTCGTTGGCAGCCTTCTTGGTGAAGGAGAAGTACCCGATGCTCATAGGAGAAATGCCATTGCCCAACTCCTGCTCAACACGGTTGAGGAGATAAGTTGTTTTACCTGTCCCCAGCTACGGCGGGCCGAAGATTTTGTGGACTTCTCCACTCTTCGGCCCGCACTCCTTTTGGTCGGTTGTCATTGTTGTCCTTCTTTGGCCCAGCGCTCAAGGGTATGCAGTCGAGCATGCTCGGCCTGTGTCATCACCTCAAGGTTGTCTGGGTCGTTATTCCACTTGTCGCCGTCTTTATGGTGGACGATTTCCCCAAATTCCAATGGGCGGTTAAGTTTCTGTTCGGCTATCACTCGATGCATGTGACGGCCATTCAACTTGACGTAGTTTGATCGCTGTCCGGTATAGCGTTCGAGACTGCTGTCGCGAAAAGAATTTCGTCGTCGCTGTTCTTCGGAAGAAAGAAGGCGGGAATTGTGGCCACTGATAAAACGAAGGGGCTCGCCCTTCGTCTGGCCTCGGATAGTTCGTGTGCGAATTGCAATGGGAGTTGGCATCCCACAGCCACACTCACAGAGCTTGGCAGTCATTGTTTTGCCCTTTACAAAACAGCCCTTAAAGAGAGGTTGGCCAGACAGCAAGGGATACTGCTTTTCGCTCCGTCGAGCTAGGCCTTGACCAGTGTACATTAAAACGGGCTCCCTTGCTCTCGCACAGTTTGGGTCTCAAACGGAGCGTCTTGTCTCTCAAAACGGGGAATGCGCCAGCAGCGCACGGTGCGATTCTTCAAGAACAGGCTGATGGGCTCGCCGCCCATGTCACGCAGACGCTGTGCCATCTTGGGCGCCGACAGGCCAACGAAGTTGTTGCGCTTGAGGTGTGCCTCAAGGTCTTTCATACGGAAGTAGGTGCGGGCCTCGTCTTCATCCGTCCATGGCCTGCCCATGATGATCTCATCGCGCACCAGGGCCTGCTGCATGTGGGCAGTGAACTCTTCCAGCAGGTCCATAAAGCGACCGGTGACGCTGGTGTCTTCGCTGGCCTCGGTGATCTGCTCAGTCTCCACCATCTCTTTGAGCAGGGCATTGAGAAGATTCTCCCAGTCCTGTTTGCGCAGGGTAGGCGGCACGATGTTCAAGCGCTCAAGGCAGGCCTTCTGGAAGGCAGCTTGCATGTACAAGCTATCGGTATCCAACTCGATGCGGCGACCGTTGACATCGAGGAACCACAGCGGCGGCTCACTGGCGTACTTTGATAGGCTTGCTATCTGAGGCGCATCAGGGGCAGCGGCTCCGATACCGAATTTGCGAGTGCGGCAAAGGCCGGAGTTGCAAAAGGAGTTGAGCGGCGCGTCCTTGCACTTGTAGTGGTACTCTTTTTTGCCAACCTGCTTGACCAGAAGTTGGACTTCGTTGTTGGGCAGAGGGGGAGCCACATATTTGTAGTTGTATTCAACCATCTTGTCTTCCCAGCCCACTGCGTGGACCTTCTTAAGGTAGACGCCAATGTTGAATAGTCCATTATTGCGGGTGCCCTCCGGGAACCCTTGGGCGCATAGTGCCTGTAGACATGGCGGGCCATCTTTGATGGGACTCTCAACCTGCTTAGGCGGCTCTGGGAAATTGAGAGGTACGTCTTGGACCGCTGCATCGTACAGAGCATAGAACTCTTCCATAGTTGCCGCAGTCCCGTCTGGGTTGACTGCGTAGCGGAGACCATTCTCGCCGCCGAAGTACGGAAGGTTGAGGAAGTTGCCGGTGTCTCCTCTATCAACAAGGATTTCGGCTTGCTTGGGAAAGATTTCTCTGCCCGCTTCACCAAGCAGTGCAGCCGCATTCTTGAGATACGTTTGGAAATCTCGGGCCGGAACAGGCGTTTTTGTAAATAGGAATACATGGGCACCTCCTGACTTACTTCTGCATACAACCAGCGGCAGCTTAAGCTGCGCAACACGCTCGACTAGGCCCTTGAGGTCCAGAGGATACTGGTCAACGTCAATACAGCCCCAGATGCAGGTGTTATCAGCCCTGATTGGGATAATTCCAAGACTTGGTTCAATGCCTTCAAGGTGCTTGACCCATAACTCATCGACTGGCGGCTTTCGCACAACCGTGGCCTGTCCTGCTTGTTTTCCGTCCCCACGCTCTGCCTTAATTTTGTATGTTCCATAGGCGATATCCAACCCACTGAAGATCGCCTTGAACCTTGTGATGTCTGTCATCGCAATCTCTATAAAAGGTGGAGGAGAGGGTTTCCCAACAGGCCCGAACCGCTGAGTCGCACAGCAGTCCCACCGGAAGCTCCCGAGGCCCTAGTGCTTGGTCGCACAAGCCCTCTCCCCCGAATCATCAGAATGGCGCTGGTCCGTTGTCCACGGCACCTTCACCTTCATGCTTGACCTTGACTTCGCCAGCGCTGATCTGCGAGGCAAACGACTTGGCCGCCTGATACTGATTCATGTCTTGGATGGGCCCGATCTTCTCGATCTCCCATCCATACCATTTGCCCTTGTCGTTGGACTCGGCCTGTGTGGTCAGGCGGTACAGGTGTGAGTACATCGGGGGCGTGTACGGACCATTCTTGCCCATGAGCTTGGTGCTCATCATCATGCTGTTCCACTTGCGCGACTTCTTCAGTTGCGTGGACTTCATGACGATCAGCGCAGGCTCGGGGATGCCGCTGTCGTTGATGACCATCACGTAGTGATTGGCCGTGTTCTCGATGTAGTTGCCGTTATCGAGGTAGTCCTTGTTGTCTCCCGGCTCGCGGTGGGTGCGGGTCAGGATGTCGGACGTAGCAGGGTAGATGGCCTGAGGAGCGCCGCTGCCGGAGCCGCGTGGTGCCCACTCAATGTACTGGCGTACGTAAGCCACAGGAATGACCGTCAGGCCCTTCTTGCCATCGTAGATTTCGCCAGACACGCTGTTCATGACGCAGCCGGGCATAGCGCCCTCGACTTCGCCGATCTCCGGGCTGGTGCTGGTCAGCAGCTTGAGGAACGGCAGGGCAAAGTCTTCTTGCCCCATTCCATCAAAGCCACTGTTGGCATCTTGCTCAAAGTCGCCCCCGAGGGCAACAGCGTACTCTTCCTTCTTTGCAACTTCGTTCTTGCTCATGATCAATGGTCCTTGTTTCACGCTGATTTGATGGTTGCTCTTTGGCCAACGTAGACACCAAAGAGTTCTGTGGGGAACTCGCTTCCGCGTTCCACCTGCTCGCGAGCCCAAGCCTTGAGGGTCTGGGGCTCGATCTTCTGCGCCTGCTCGACAGGGTAGTTTTGCTCACGCAGTAGATTTAGTAATGCCTCGCACAACTTGTCCTCGTTGCGACCAAATCGTACGGACACGGTGTTCTTGATGATGTCGTCGTAGCCGTGCTCGCGCAGCCACTCATACGCTGCAGCGCGGTTCTCATCCTTGATGGAAGCGCTGTAGAAGGGCTTGACGGTAATCTCGCTGCCATCGGTCATCGAGAACTTGGACAGGCCAAGCTCCTGCAGCATCGCAGGGATGGTCTCTTCCAGCAGCTTGCGCTGTTGCTGCTTGCGCTCATCGACGGTGTCCTCAAGCTCCTTGATCTCTGCCTCCAGTTCCTTGGCACGTTTGGCCAAGGCACCAACAGAGGACAGGTCCTCGTTCTTGACGGTAAGGGCACCAGCGTCTTCTTCAAACAGGTTGTTGATGTCAGTCATCTCTTTCTCCATTCTCGGTGATGTCAATCTTGACGGGGATATACATCCGCTCGCGGCGATCCCACTTCAAGGCGGTGTAGCGGCCAGAGTTATAGAAGGCAGCTATCGAGCAGGCCAAGCCGATAGCCACAGGGTCACCCGTCAAGAGCAGGCTGTCGCCGTCCTTGTAGTCCCGCAGCTTGCGCCGCAGAACGCGCACAGTGGGCACTGTGCTAAAAGCAATCTGTGTGTTGGAGGCCAGCAAAACCTTGATCTCCCCAAAGCGCATTGCCTGGGAAATATCGTGGTTGGGCATCTCCTGCACAACGAATACGGTAGACATGTTTACGCTCTCCTTTCTCAAACCGTGCGCCTAGTGTACACTGCTTTCTGAGGCTGTCAACCCCCTCGCACAGAAAGGAAGAAAGACATGAACTATTTTCTCGAAAAGTACCCCTTCAAGAACAAGCCGTACCTGCATCAAGCTGCGTATCTGCAGCGGTTCTGGGAGGACCCCGCTGTTGCTCTGTTCGCAGACATGGGCACCGGCAAGAGCTTCATGCTCATCAACAATGCTGCCATGCTCTACGACAAAGGCAAGATCAACTCTATGCTGGTCGTTGCTCCGAAGGGCGTCTATCGTAACTGGTACACCGGGCAAATACCAGAACACATGCCTGAGCATATACCCTACACCATCGCATGCTGGTCCCCGTCACCGCGCAAGGCCGAGCGCGAGGAGATGGACAGGATGCTCAACGCGGTGGACACGCTGCGCATCTTGGTGATGAACATCGAGGCGTTCAGCACGGATAAGGGTGTGATGTACGCCCGAACGTTCCTGCGGGTCACCCGGGCCTACATGGCCATCGACGAGAGCACCACCATCAAGACGCCTAAGGCCAAGCGCACAGCAAGCATCGTCAAAGTTGGCAAGGAGGCTTGTTACCGGCGTATTGCCACCGGGTCTCCCGTGACCAAGAGCCCGCTGGACCTGTTCAGCCAGTGCTCCTTCCTGTCCAACAATTTCCTTGGCTACGACAGCTTCTACGCCTTTCAGGCCCGTTACGCTGTGCTGGTCGAGCGCAAGATGGCCACGCACACGTTCAAGCAGATCGTTGGCTATCGCCACCTCGATGAGCTACAGAGCAAGCTCAACGACTTCAGCTTCCGGGTCACCAAGGAGGAATGCCTGGACCTGCCAGAGAAGGTATTCACGCGCCGCGACATTGAGTTGACCGCCGAGCAGCGCAAGGCGTACGACCAGATGAAGCTGATGGCGCTGACGCTCATCGACGGCAACCTGATGTCCACCAACAACGCGCTCACGCAGATCATGCGCCTGCATCAGATTGTCTGCGGCCATGTGAAGTTCGACGATGGCAGGCAAGAGGACCTGCCCAACAACCGCGTCAAGGAGCTACTGTCCACCGTTGAGGAGTGCAGCGGCAAGATCATCATCTGGGCCAACTACAGACGCGACATCGAGAACATCAAAAACGCCCTGGCAGAAGAGTACGGCATGACCACCGTGGCCACCTACTACGGTGACACTGAGACGGAGGACCGGCAGCGCATCGTCGAGCAGTTCCAAGACCCAAACAGCCAACTGCGCTTCTTCGTTGGGAATCCCCGCACTGGCGGCTACGGCTTGACGTTAACTGCAGCGCACACCGTGATCTACTACAGCAACAATTTTGATCTTGAGGTCCGCTTGCAGAGCGAGGACCGCGCACACCGCATCGGCCAGACCAACAAGGTGACCTACATCGACTTCATCAGCCCGGGCACGGTGGACGAGCACATCGTCAAGGCGCTCCGAAACAAAATCAACATCGCCTCGCAGGTGCTGGGCGAAGAATTCAAGGAATGGATCAAATAATGCAACTCATCCCCTTTCGCCCCCGCTACGTTTACAAGCGCCTGGAACGCCTGGACAGGTCCTCGGGCCGTGTTTATCGGGCCGACATGGATGACATCCCCATGCCGTCAGTGACCACCATCCTTGATGCGACGAAGGACAAGAGCCACCTCAAGGATTGGGAAGACCGCGTGGGCAAAGACGAGGCCGAGCGCATCCGCAATGAGTCAGCGACCGTGGGCACGCACATGCACAACGTCATCGAGCGGTTCCTGCTCAATCGCCCGTTGGAGACTCCGCGCACATGGCTGCATGTCAAGGGATACCGCATGGGGCATCAACTCATCGAGCACTTCTTTCCTCATGTCGATGAGGTCTGGGGTGCAGAGGTGTCGCTGTACGTGCCCAATACGTATGCAGGAACGTCAGACTGCGTGGGCATCTACAAGAAGAAGCCCAGCATCATGGACTTCAAGCAGACCAACAAGCCCAAACGCCGCGAGTGGATCGAGGACTACTTCCTACAACTGGCGGCGTATGCCGTGGCCCATGATCGCGTGCATGGGACGAACATCGACCAGGGGGTCATCATGATGATGAGCCAGGGTGGCGAGCCGCAGGAATTCATCACTGCTGGCCGGGAGTTCGATGGCTACAAGGATCAATGGTGGCGCCGCGTGGAGCAGTACCAAAAAAGAGGCCAGGAGCCTGAGACTCCTGGCCCAAGTGCCATCGAGGGTGGAGAGAACCCATGAGGAAGTGATGGCAACTGCAACCGTTACTTCTTGCCTTTCGCGGCACGCATGTTGTCGATCAGGTTAGGGTACGGACGCCCCGCTTTCTTGGCCGCTGCTTTTGCAGCGGCTTTTTTACCTGAACTCAACTTCTCCGGAGGCCCAAGGTCCTTGGGCCGTGCTTTATCCCATACTGGCTTTTTCATACGTCACTCCTTAAAAAAGACCGCCACCGCCGCCACCGCCGCCACCGCCACCGAAGCTGCCGCCGCCGAAGCGCCTACCGAACATCCCACCCCGGTTTTGCTGGGTGTTCTGCGCCGGTTGGCTTTGGTTCTGGAAGTTCGACATCTGCTGGGCGTTGTTCTGCTGGAACTGGCCCATCGGCTGCTGTTGCATTGGCTGTTGTTGGGGTAGCTGCATCGGAGGCTGTGTCTGCCCGAATGCCTGCTGCTGCATTCCCATCGGCTGCTGTGTGTTCTTTCCTAGCGCGGAAAGGAGTTGAGGTCCAAAATCGGTGGTCATATTGCTGGTAGGCATTGTCTGACCGAACGTCTGCTGCTGTATCCCCATTGGAGGTTGCGTAGGAAGCTGCATCATCGGTTGGTTCGTCTGCGGCATGTCCATCGTCATGCCCTGCGGCATATATGGCTGCTGTTGCTGCATTGGATTAAAAAGATTGCCTTCGGGAGTAAGGCCCGGGCCAATGGTTTGCTGCATGTATGGGTTCGGACCGGCGAGCGGGTTGCGCTGCTGATTCATTCGCTGAGCCATCAGGTTCTGCTGCTCAAGATATTGCCGCATTGCCATTGGGGACTGAGCGGGGTTTCCAAGCGGAGCCTGTGGGTAGGGCGCGGCAACATTGGGGCCCGGTACGGGCATCGTCGTCACCGGATTGTTGATGTTGGGCTGCGGCTCCAACACTGCAGGGCCTCCGTACACGGGCTCTGAGGGCGATGCAGGCAGTGGTGGCAGACCGACGATCTGGCGCATCATGGCCTCAGCGCTTTGCCGATTGCCGCCTTTGAGTTGAGTGATGGCATCGCTCAGGTTCGGGGTCCCCGTTGCGGGAGCGGGCGCAGCCGGAAGCCCGGTCCCAAATGACGGCGACTTAAAGACAGGCGATGTCGTGACAGGAGGCGACACTGGGGCCTGCGGAACCGCCACTGGAGCCCCGACTGTCGGTTCGGCGGTAGAACGTCTACGGAGAAAAGGCATTTGTTACCTCAGCTTTCGAAGTTTGTAGAGAGTACTCAGGAAGGTCTCAACCGCCCCGTCAATGAGATTTTGAATCGGGGTGTCCTTTTTGTCCACCGCGTCATAGCGCAGCTTCTCGATGTCATCCATCAACTGTTCAAGAGCCTTGGCCGGATCTTCCTCGTCGATCATCGGCAGATAGGGAATCTCGATGATGGTGTCGTGGCGACCTTGATATGCCTCAGTGATCGCATCGGCCTGATCAATGATGGATGTGTAAAACTCTCCAAGGGCAGAGTGCTTGGCAAAGCTGCCTGCGCCCGTGACACGCAAGTGGGCCCGGTGAGCGTACTCCCGGGCCAGGAACATCGTGCCGATCAATCGTCCGACCATCTCCATGATTTACTCCGTTATTGCTGTGGTCCTTGGATCGCGGCCTGTCGTTGCTGAAGCAGGGCGCTGATCGGGTCGTTGGGGAACATGGCGGGATACATCAGGGGCACCTGACTTGATCCGCCTTGCGGTACGGGGGGACGGGTAGGCAGTCGAGGGTTGAAACTCACGCCCCTTGTTGGAGGAGCAGGCGGCAGATTGCGCAGCATCGAGGAGGCTGTTTCACGGGGAACAGTGGGCAGCCCCTCCATCCCTGCGACAGGGGACCTCTGGCCCTCCTGCGCTGTCTCTGTGGTCTTTTGCTGAATGCCCCGGCGTGCGGCCTCTGTCACGGAAGAAGGGCCGAGGGCCATGCCTTTGGAAACGCCGATATCCTGCAACTGCTTGAGCGCCCGTTCCCCCTCCTTGGGGGTTCCAATGTGGGTGATGCTCTTGGCAAACTCTTCGCTCTCCAAAGCCTTGGTAAACAGGCGCTTGTACAACTCGTTTTCCAAGCTGCCGGTCATCCTGACCATCAGGGCCAAGGCCCCCGTTTCGGGAGAGATGCGGCCCACCATCGCTTCGCGCAGCGTGGTCGTGCCGAACTGGATACCAAAACCGAAGACCCGCTTGAGCGATTGGTCAAGCGACTCGAAAGCAGGAATCTGGCCCGTGACGGTCGCAAAGGCATTGACCCTGCGCTGCAGGTCGGCCAATGTCTTAAGGTCTTGAAGGTGGGTGGTCCCATCGAACAGGACTTTAAGCGCCTTCTCGTTGCCGTCAAGGAACGACTTCAGGGCTCCACCGCCCTGTGCCCCTTCTGTAGCTACGTCATACACGGACCGGCGCAGAGACGACAGCATCTCTAAGTCCTTGCCGACAACGTCCACCAGCTTGCGCATGACTGCCGGATCGCGCAGCGCATCCGACAGGATCATCCGCGCATCAGCCTCGGGGCGGATAGCCTTGCCCAACAGGCGGTCTAGTTCGTTGTCCTGGGCAGCAACCACCCGCTTGTCGATCTCGCCCAGGCGCCTGACGTAGTCGTCGGCCAGCGTGACCTCATCGTTGAGCTTGAGCCGAATAGGCTCGGGCAGCGCTTCGACGATGTTGCGGTTCTTGTCCAAGACGCTGCGAATCATCTTCGGATCGACCACGCCGTCCTTGTTGACAACTCCCTTGGTTCGCAGCCAATCAACTGTGCCGTTGAGCAGCAGCTTCTGGGACTGTGGATCGTTGCCCAAGATGGCCGAAACATCGCGCAGGTTCTCCGCCGTCTTGAAGGCGTTGCGCATCAGGTCTTCGTTGGGGAGCAGGTACTCCGTGCCGCCCTTCTTCGTCTGCGACATGAGCAGCGGCAGACTCCGGTCATACACCTGCTTGTAGTCATCGATCATGACCTTCAGCGCTTGGTACTCACTCTTAAGCCGTGGCGTGTTGGTCAGGACAAGATTTTCAACGTCCTTGAACACGGCGTTGCCCGTGTCCAGAATGCGCTGTGCATCGGTCTGCCGTACACGGCCCCTCGACATCGCGGCGTTGTACTGCGCCAGCGAATCATTGCGGAACCGTTGGGCAGCGGTCAGGTAGTCCAGCGCCTCCGGTATGTTGATGTCGATCTTGGTGTTGGCCTCTGCAATCCGGGCAGCGTCCTCACGAATCTGCTGTGGATTGATCACGATCTTGCGACCAGGGATCAAAGCCGGGATAGAGATGTTGCCCTGCGCATCAGGAGAAGGCGCAAGTTCCGCGAGCCCCGGAGCGCGGCGCCCGCCCCTGGGCTTATCTCCACGGACGAGGGCATGCACGGAAGAGCGCAGTGCTTTGAGGATTTCTGGGTCCTTGAACGCATCGCCCATGGTGGCGATTTGGCTGTCAATCGCATCGTCAGTCAGGCTCTGAAGCGAGTTGCGCTCAAGCCGCTCACGCTGACGAATCTGACTCTGCACAAAGTTGTCGATCAGGCGCACAGGCTCTGGCATGGCCACGCGCATCGAGGGGCGCTCTGGGCTGTACTTGGAGATAAGCGACATTGCCGCTTCCTCCATGTCCCGAGACTCAAACAAGGACTTGCCCCCTTCTCGGGTGGGCAGCGGAGTCCCGTCCGCAGCAGTGGCCTGCTTCAAGCCGATGCGGGACAGGACGTTCTGCCGCATCTTGTTGTCCATCTCCATGCGGTTCATGATGACACCGCGAAGCTCGTTGTTGAGCATGTCGATGTTCTGCGGTCCAAGGCGCTCGGACACCGCAACGATCTCCGCGTCTGTCAGGTCCTTTTTCTGGCGCAGCAGGTTCTCAAAAAACGCCTGACGATCCGCTTGGGCCGCTTGGAAAGCATCCATTACAGGCTGACGGGCCTGCGGGGCAAGGTTGCTGAACAGGCTGTTGAGGGCGGTTTGATTCTGGTTGATTCGCTCTTTGACTGCCTCAAGGTCCTTGGGCCCAAGCTGCTGCAGCAGTTTGAGTTTCTCCTGCACCAGGGGCGTGTACATCGTCTTCTCAGCGGCGTCGAACACGAAGCCTGCCTGTGCGAAACGAGGGTCGGCCAAGGCCACTTCAAGGGCCTTCAGGGCATCCTGTGCTTCCTTGCTCTCGGCAATCGGACCAAACACCTGCGACAGCTTGCGCTCGGCGTTTTTGATCAGCATGTTGGGGACCACCTTGACCACAGGCAACTTCCAGAAGCCGGGGGCCGAGGACAGGACATCTTTTTCCACCGCGCCTAAGTCCGGGGCCTCAAGTTGGCCCTTCACAAACCTTGCGCCTTGGACCGTGGGGCTCATGTTGGCCAGCTTGCTGGCCGCCGAGAAGCCACCAGACAGGGCCAGTGGAACACCCACAAACGCGGCTGTAGGCAGCAATTCCTTGAGCCAGACTTTTGACGGCTGGTCATCGGACACGTTCTCTTCAACGGCCTGACGCAGGCCCTCCCAACCAGCGCCAAAGGCCACATCCATGGCCAGGGCGGTCTTCGGGCTTTTTGCGATCATGTCCATCGCATCCTTGACCACGCCCCGCATCACCGTTTTGGCAGGAGTGGAAGCAGCGATTGCAGGACGCAAGGCAGCAGAGGCGCCCAGGATGCCTGTGAAGGGCAGCCCCGCGCCAACGCCACCTGCAATTGCACGAGCGTATCGCTCCCCGGAATTTTTAGGCGCCACCTCGCCGCGATTGAAGAACTTGGCAAACTGAAAGACCTGATCCTCATTGAGGCCCAGGCCCTTGCCAATGATCCGCTGAGCAGCATCGGGCAAAGAGAACAGGGCCGAGTTGAAGCCCCAAGAGGCGTTGTTGATCAGGCCCCTGACCTTGTCCACGCCCTCAGTGATCTGCTCAGGGGCCCCTGCCTTGAGTGGATCAACGGCAGTCGGGGCGCCCTCGGCGCGGCCAACGACCTCACCCGTTGTCAGATCAACCAACTGCCCCTGAGTGTTGAGGATCGTTGCCATTACTGATTCAGCCCTCTGAGTTGAGTCGGATTGAATGCCTGGATGGTGTTGTTGGGCATACGCACATAGACCGTGGCCCGTGGGTCTTGGATCTTGCCAATCGTACTGCCAAGGAAGTTGAACATCCGTCTTTGCTGCTCGGGCTCTCTGGGGATGACGAAGGGATCAGACTGTGTGCCGGTGCTTGGCGTGTTCATCACGTAATCGTTCTTCTCATAGCCAAGCTGCGTCAGGACCTGCTGACGAGCATTTCGCAGCATGGCCTCTTGGGAGTTCAACTGCTTGGCAACGAGTTCTTTATCGGAGAAGAACTTAGTGGGATCACTGATACCTTTCGCCGTCTCGCGCACCCACTCCTGCTCTTGCACAGCCACACGGCCTCCGTCATTGGCAGAGGCAATGGCCTTACTCAACTGACCCATGCCGCTGCTGATCCGCATAGCGGCATCGGCAAGATCAAGGTTTGGCCTGACCACTGCGGTCGGACTGATAGGCACCAAAAGATTGTTGACCTTATCTTGAAACCATGCGCCCGGACCGTATGCCTGCGAATACAGGCCCTTGAGGTTGTCAAGCATAGACAAGCTGTTGTCCAGCGAGCGAAGCGTGGTAGTCAGCTTGATGCGTTGATCCTTATCCTCTTCGATCGTAGTAGGAGCTTGGCCACGGTTGACGACGAACGGGTTATCCGTATCACGCAGGGTATAACGGCTCTGGACTGCCGACTGCACCGTTGGGTTGTTTGGATCGATTGATGTACCGACAAAACTCCCACTCTTTGTCTTTGTACGAATCAGTCCTGCCCCGCCATCCTCTTGGATGTCGCCGGTCTTCCTAATCTGCTCTTTGAGCAGATCGTAGTCGCCCCTGAGCATGACTTCCTTAAGCCGCTGGGCGTATTTGTCTTGCTCTTGGACATCGGTGACTGCTTGTCCAAGCGCCGCCGTATCGATCTTGATTTGTCGATCTTTAGCCTGGGCCAGAAGGGCCATAAAGCCTTGCGGGATGCCCTGCGCGGCCTGCGCCAACCGCGATATTGGAGTGGTGCCCGACTTGGCTGGCGCAGCAGCATACTTGAAGCCAGCATCGGCCAACATCAACATGGCGTTGGTGTACATCTCCTCTTTGCCATCGCCCAGAAGTTCTCTGTACAGAGGGGCGTATTCCTCCCTGGCCTGCTTAATCCGATCAATGCGGGACACAGGAGTACTTGTGGTGCCTGCCGCCACGTTTGGCCTAGTGGCGAGTTGGTTTTGGATGAAGGCCGTGTTGTCTTGCGCAGCCCCAGGTGCAGTCCCAGGCAGGGCTGCCCCCGGCTGTTGCCCGGCTGCGGCGCCTGTAGGAGCGGCCCCCGCACCGTAAATAATGTCTTCGCCCACAACAACTTCCGGCTCCTCCACAGGAGCTACCCGAGCGGCCATGTTTTGAATGGCCTGCTTGAGTTGATCATTTGTCGCACTGCCCAAAGAAGGCATTGGGACGCTGCGATCCGTGACCTTGTAGTACATGTCCTCGTACTGTTTAAACAGTGCCTGACGCTCGGGGTCAGCAGCAGGAGCCGTGGCGGTTTGGTATAGCCCAGAAGCGGCGAGAACGCCTGCCCCAGTTGCAACCGCAGGGGTCACAAGAGACTCCGCTCTTTGGGCCATGCCTGTCAACCGAGGGCCCGCCATTTTGGACAAGTGCTGGGTTAGGGTCGGGTACTTGAGTACCTGCTCGGCGGTGAAACGGCCACCTTCGCCACGGACGTTTTCAAAGATAGGCCGGAACGTCTGGGGGAATCCCTGGGACATCAAGCGGCCAGCCGCCTCGTTGGCCTGAGTCGCCATCGGGCCAATCCTGTTTCCGGCGACCTGCGCCATCCGGGTAAAGGGCGTGACAAACGCCCCGCCGAACGCCTTGAGCGGGGGCAGCCCATCAGGGGTGGGCGGAGCTTGTTCAGCCCCGCCTTCAGGAAAAGGGGGAGCACCCGCCATGCCCGGGGGCATGGCCATTCCAGGGCCCTGAGGCATGCCGGGTCCTTGAGGCTCCCCACCGGGTCCTTGAGCCATGGGCGGCGGTGCCATCTGCTGTGCCTGTGGCAGCCCGCCAATACCGCCTTGCTGAGAGAACTGCGACTGCAGCATCGCCAGCACTTCCGGGGGCGTTTCCATGGCCGCTTCTTCGCCGACCATCTGAGCCAGTTCCATGTACCGCGCATCAACAGAACGCATGTCGCCCCGCAGGGTGTTCATCAAAATCTCAGGGTTCTGAGGATTTCTGGCCATCTGCGGCATCTCTTCGGAGGGATCAGGAGCCTCTTCCATCTCGTCTTCAAAACCCGAAAGGATGCCCGTATTGCGGGCATCCTTGGACAGGGGCATCGCGAACATGGCGCGTTTGAGGATTTCTTCCTTCATGGCGTTTCCTTAGAAGAGCTTGCTCGCGGCGTTTGCTGCTGCGGCAGTACCCAAAATACCGGTGCCCAAGCCTGCGATTTGTTGAAATGCACTGGGGGCAGGAGTCTGCTGCTGAGTGACTGCCATCTGCGTAGATGGCGCCCCCTTGTAGATGTCCGACACAAAAGCAAGCTTCTGATATGGCTGCATGGCTTCCTGCATTTTGGATGCCCGCAGCGCATCGAGTTCTGCCTGACCCTGCTTCTGCGCCTGAGCACCGATGGCAGATAGGGCCGAGACATCTTGTTGGCCCATGCCTTGGGCGGCTTGGCCAAGCTGGGCTTGTTGTATGCCTGCATTTGCCGCCTGCGTCCCAAGCGCTCCGAGGCCCGCTGCCATGTTTTGGCCCACGCCGAACTGCTGAGCGGCCAGATTGCCAATACCCTGGCCCAGTTGCTGTTGCAATTGAGACTGCTGGCCAAGGATATTGGCCTGCTGCCCTGCAATGTTCGCCGTCTGCCCTGCAAGACCGGCCTGCTGGCCCGCCAAACTGCCATAGAGGTTCGCGGCTCCCTGACCAAGCTGGGCCTGCTGCATCTCCTGGCTGGCCAACTGTTGAGCGATGTTTCCACCATACTGAGCAGCCTGAAAAGCCTGAGCAGCACGTTGGCCTTCCAGGGCACCCAATTGAGAGCCGGTTTGAGCCGTTTGACCAGCAGCCGCCAAACCCAACTGTCCGCGCTGACCGGCGGCGGTCAACTGGCCCTGGCCTGCCCCCTGAGTCAATCCGGCTCCCTGCATGCCCAGGGCACCTAACTGCTGAGCAGCGCCTAGCGTGCCAATGCCTGCTTGTTGCAACTGCTGAGCGGCCTGCATGCCCAGTTGAGCGCCTTGTATGCCATATTGCGCCTGCGTCTGCTGATTCGCCAATGCGGCTTGCATGGCTTGTTGTGCGTTCATGCCCTGCGTCTGCAAAGCAGCCGCTTGATTCTGCACATTCGCCTGCTGCTCGCTAGACAAGTTGGCCAACGCCGTTTGCATTCCTGTTTGAGTTTGCAGTTGTTGAGCGGCCTGTTGTGCTCCAAGATTCTGAGCCCCAACAGTTAGGCCAGCCTGCTGATTGGCCAACGCCGCTTGCATCGCCTGTTGAGCATTCATCCCCTGCGCCTGGAAAGCAATGGCTTGGTTTTGCACATTTGCCTGTTGTTCCGCCGACAGGTTTTGCTGACCAACCGTAAGGCCCGCTTGCTGGTTTGCCAGAGCTGCCTGCATTGCCTGCTGAGCAGTCAATCCCTGAGCTTGCAATGCTGCGGCTTGATTCTGCACATTTGCCTGCTGTTCTGCAGACAGGTTTTGCTGGCTGACAGTAAGACCGGCCTGCTGGTTTGCCAAGGCAGCCTGCATTGCCTGCTGAGCAGTCAACCCCTGCGCTTGTAGGGCAGTAGCTTGATTTTGAATGGCAGCCTGTTGCTGGGCAGACAGGTTTTGCTGACCAACCGTGAGGCCTGCCTGTTGATTTGCCTGTTGGGCCGCGAGCCGCGCTTGTTGCTCGGTGTTGAACTGCTGCTGAGCTTGCTGGTATGCAGACTGCAAGCCGGTGGCTTGAATATCACCAAGCTGACGGGCGAGATTGCGGGAGCGTTCCGCTTGAAGGATTCCCTGGCGGCTGCCCCCAAAAGCGCCGGAACGGGCCGCTTGGGCCTGTTCCGTTTGCTGCTGCACATCAGATACCCGGCGGGCTTCCCGCTGCTGAGCCTGCACAACGCTTTGCATGTACGGGGACATGAAAGCATCTGCAGAACCGGGGGCCGCAAAACTTTGAGTCGAGATTTGCTGCGCCGGGCCCATTTGGGCCGCTTGAATCTGGGGCCCAGTTATGGTCTGCCCGACCACCCGCTCAGCGGGCCCCATTCGTGCCGCTTGCATTTGGGGTCCGGTAAGTGTCTGCCCAGCCACCCGCTCAGCGGGGCCCATTTGAGCCGCCCGCATTTCAGGAGCAGAGACCTGTTGAGCAGAGACCTGTTGCGCGGGGCCCATTTGAGCCGCTTGAATGGCGGGGGCATAGCCCGTACGTGCCGCCGCCATTTCGGGGGCAGTCATCTGTTGGGCAGAAACTGTTGGGGCATTTCCCAGCCCTTGTGCAGCACGTTGCGCCTGAGCGGCGGCGTCATATAAAGTGCCGATCCCTTCTTGAGACATTTCCCGCGCTTGGCCCACAGCCTGCTGACCCTGCTGCGCTCCTTGGAGCAAGGACCCAACGCCTCGATCAAACCCCGGTTGATTTGCCGCCGTCTGTGCCTGCCTTTCGGCCTGCTGCAGATAAGATTGGGCTCCCCCAAACTGCGGTGCTGCTGCCTGCGCCTGATTGACGGAGTTCAGCATCATCATCTGCGCAGGGTCAATATTGGCCCGCGAGGCGTTCAATGCCATCTGCTGCGCGTAGTCAAAATCCTGGCCTGCGCCCGACAGATAGCCCATGCCTGCGCCTGCGACATTGGACAAGTTTCCAAGGGCGGCGGCAGGCTGAGCGGCTAAGTTATATGCATTCTGGGCAGCCGTAAATTGCCCCCGGGTATCGGCCCCACGAAGAATGTTGGCAGCTTCTCCCAGGGCGCTTGTTCCAGCCCGGACCGCCTGGGCCCCTCCCTCAAGATAGGGCTGGTATGCGCCAATGCCCTGGCGACCCAGAGCCATAGCATCAAGTTGATCCTGAGTCAGGCCTTGGACCTGATACTCAGGCAGGTCTACTTTTGCTTCTGCTTGTGCTTTGGCGGACTTGAGAAGACCTAGCTTGTAGGCCTCAATATCCGGTGCTTCCCGGACTATCTGTTCGGTAACTTCAGCCATTGTTTATCCCCGTGAAGCGTTGCGCTCAAGCTGATGCATCAGAGCGTACATTTTCTTCGCTCCTGCTCTGCGGTCCCCTTTGCCTGCCGCACGAACAGCTTTCGCGGTCATGACAAACTCGCCATCAGAGAGCATCGCAGGGATGGAATCCGATGTTTCGGTCCCAGGGCCACTGATTTGTCCAGTGCGGCGAGGATACCCTCCTTGCGCCAAAGAAGCAACTCCGCCATATGCCCTGGAGATAGGCGGCATCAGGTTACTGTACATGTCCGCCGTGTTGTACGGTTGGAATAGCTGCAGAGGGGGTGCCGCTCCAATTGGAGGTAGGGCATAGGTCGGCGGCGTGCGAGGAGTGCTGGGCACTCTGACATCGTCCAAAGTGGTCTTCGGCTGCCACGGCTGCGAACCAACAATGTTGCCCTTGTCGTCATACTTAACGCCGGGCAGGTTCTGAATGACATACTTATTTGGGTCGGCTTTAATCAAGTCCTCTCCGGGAGTGCCGCGTAGCCGTTGGGCCAACTCTGAGGGGGCCGGTTCTTTTGGCGAAAACCCGCCCATAAGCCCGGCGATGCCAAGCCCTGCTGCGGCAAGCGGGCCGTAAGTAGAAACTACCCCCGGCATCGCCGCGTTGTATGCCTTGGCCAAAGGCGAGCCCTGTGGAGCGCTTTGGATCTGTTCCATCGTAGCGTTTGGAAACTGCTTTTGAACCTTGGCCAAAGCGTCCTGCGCCCCTCTTTCTTGAATATTAGAAGGCGAGAGGTATTCGTTGTAGAGGCCCTTAGCCTTGTCAAAAATGCCAGAGCCCATATTCGACACCTTGCTCATGGTGGTCTCATATTTGCCAAACTCTGGGCCAAGAGCCGTGGGCCGTGCTCCGGGGCCCACGAACTCCCCTGCGGGCGCTGGGCCTGTGGGAGCAGCGCCTGTGAACTCTCCCATGGGTACGGGCCCTTGGGGGCTTGGATTAACCTGCCCTGGAGCAGCGGGTACCTCGGGGACGGGCGCTCCCCCTGGTGTGCTGTTGCTCAACGGCATGGGAACAGGCGGTGAGGCTGGAGGCGTGACCTGTGCGCCAAAGCCTTCTTTGAACCCAGTCATGCCACCCTGGACTGCGCCTGCAATCAAACCGCTCTTGACGGCATCGCCCAGTTTCTGACCGGTCAACACGCCTACACCTACACCCGTCAAACCTGCGTTGATGGCTGCTTGGCCAGCGGCGTTGGTCACACCAAGCGCGGCGCCTGCATTGCCAATATAGTTCGAAACAGGGCCACCAGGGGCGCCCAAATAGGCAGTGGCTGCGCTGCGCAGCACATCTTTCATGCTGCCGCCGCCAACCGCCGTCACAATGCCGGAGGACAGGGCCGAAACGCCTGCGGTACCTATCGACGCGCCAAGTCCAAGACCTTGAATGCCAAAGGCCCCTGGGCCAAGAAACGTGGCCAATGCGACAGTTGCCAAAATTTTTCCGACGGGAGACTTGACAACATCTTTGACAACTTTAACAACGCTCTTAAAGACGTTGGCAACTGCCTTAAAAATCTTCTTGATGAAAAACTCTGGCAAACCTGTGGCAGGGTTAATTGTCCCAGAGCCCCCGCGCCGTTTTAGCAGTGCTGCCTCCCCGGGCGTGATGTGCGCCAGCATGGTGTCGCCGCCCCGGCCTTTTGATGCAACCATGCGAGCAGCTTCGGCAATACCCCCACGGGCCATGCCCATCGGAGGTTGCGGCATTTGAGCGGTCATCTCCCGCTCATTGCCTGCCTGCCGCTGACGGCGAGCGGTAAAAAACACCATGGCAAGCGCGGACAGAAGTTCGGGGTCATACTCCTCCGGGAGCATGCCCTCTTCCATCTCTCCTTGAGCAACAAGATCAGAGACTATCTTGCTGTACTCCTCTGGGTGCTCAATCAAGTACTGAAGCAACTCCAAGAAACTATCAAGCTCCTCGTCGCTCAATTGATCCAGCATTGGGGTGATCTGGGAAATTGCCCCTTGCACATCACCAGCAACTTCTGGGGAAACGTCCTGCAAGCCCCCTTGGACGGCATCGTAGGCCTCGTCCATCGACATCTGCGGTGCGGGGGTTTCTGCTCCGGCCTGGGGCAGGGACATGATGCCTTGGTCTTCAGTGGCCATTTTTGGTTTCCTTCGCAGGACGAAAGTGGTTATTTGAGTCTAACATTTGAGGGGTGCTCGATCAACGGCTGATCTCTTCCCAGTCAAGGGAGGCCAGTACTTGATGCCCGTTTGCATCTGATGTGCAGATCAATGTCAATTCATACGGGGTGGCCGTGAATGGTTGGCGCTCAAGCTGGAAAGCAAACAATGCCTGCTTCAGAATATCTACCGAGGTTGATCCTTGGTTTGACCCCTGAAAGTAACCAGATGCCAAAATCCGGCCAGTGCCAGTTGTAAAGGCAGTGCCGGTAAGGTTGTATTCAACGCTAGAGTTTGCCCCCGCACTCACCCATGTACCTGCTGTTGTGGTGCCACCAGCCACCGCTTGCCATTGATAGTTAGCGTTGTTGGTGATACCCAAAATTGATAGCGCCGTCAAAATAACAATTGCATCCAGTCGGGTGGATTTGAGTCGCAGAGAAATCACCGGGTACAACGTAGCTGCGGTAGTCAGAGTTCGTGGAGCATTAATGGCCGTACCAACTGACTGCTGCGCCCCGGCAAGTTGATACCCGCCCTCCGAGATTACTGTCGAGCAAACCTGCTTGAGCGTACTGGCACTGGCTGTGGCTGCCGTATTGGTCATCTCATACCGCAAAGGCAGAGATGCTGTGGTGATGTACGTTGTGGTGACAAGATTGGCGTGGTTAAAGTTGTGCGCCGGGACAAACGATCCATTGATGACGAAGCCAGTACGCACCGTGCCCAGTCCAAGCCACTCGACATCCATGTACAGAATCTGCGCCTTGGAGGCATCCAGCGTCAGCCCGGATGGGCCAGTGCCGTCGAGCTTATCTTGATTCCAGTCAGACTGCGCTATGCGGGTGTTGGTCAGGACGCCGGTCACGCTACTGCGCTCAACCATGTAGTTGGTGGTGCCGTCACGCTCAAAGTAGATGCCATTGGCATCGCCGTAGTACCCCACCCGCTGGCGCAAGCCCGCCTGGGCAGTGCCCATAACAAATGTACTCATGACCAGCAGGCTTTTGCCCGGCTGATAAGAGAACACCTTGATGGTCTCTCGGATGATCTGATCCCCGCTGGCCGTGCCGACAGTCAGGTTGACCAAACCCTCAGCCGCGCTAAAAGTAGCCGCTGCCGTGCCTGTGATGCTTGTTGCCCACAGGTTGTTGTCGGAGTAGCGGTGGGACGAGTCAAACAGGGTGAATGGATTGCTCACCCGTTGGCGGCCAAACGCATCCAAGTATGTTGACGGCAACGAGACGGTGCCTGTTACTGGCAGGGTGGAATTATTTGCCATAAGTCGCGCCATGAAGTTGTCCAGCCTGTTGAAATACAGGCGAAGGACGTTGCTGTACTGGTCCTGAAAGCGCCTGTCCCATTCATCTGGCGCAAGCGGAAGATTGGGGGCGGCAATCTTTTCAATTTCGTAATTTGTTGTGACGACGAATGTCATTTATCGTCTCCCGTCTTGACGAATATCAATACGAGGCGCCCCAAGCTGCCATGCCGTATTGATCTGATTGGACCCAACCCTAAAAATCAACTGTCGGCCACGGCATCGGGTGTAAATCTGCCCCGTGAACTCCTCAGTGATCACGTAGTTGCTGCCCTTTTCCACTGTTTGGGAAGCAGTATCCGTGACCCCTGAGCCAGAGTTGACCAGCC